AATGAAGACAAAGACCATAAACCCTGCAGACCTAGTCGGTGATCTCGAATCGCCTGCGACAGCTCCTGTCGGGCGTCCTACGAAGTTCAAGCCAGAGTTCGTCGAGCAGGCGTTCAACCTTACGCTGCTTGGGCTCACTGATCCTGAGATGGCTTCGGTGTTCGGTGTATCGGTAGACACGCTTCACGAATGGCGTAAGGTTTATCCTGAATTTTCCGAATCCTGCAAGGCTGGCAAGGAAGACGCGGACGCCAAAGTTGCTCGCAGCCTGTATCGCAAGGCGAAAGGTGCCGAGATCGTCGCGATCAAGATGGGACCTGACGGGCAACCCATGTACGCCGAAGACGGTAAGCCAGTCCTTATCGGCGTTCAGATGCCTGGCGACACCAGGGCTCAAGAGTTCTGGCTCCGGAACCGCAGGAAGCTGAACTGGCGAGACAAGCAGGAGATCGAACACACGGGCAAGGATGGCGAGCCATTGGTGCCTCAAGCTAACGAGAACGAGATAGCACGCCGTGTCGCGTTTCTCTTGACCAACGGCGTGAAACAGGAGAACTAACCATGCCACGTACCCACCTTGAGCCCGTCCTCGTTGGCGGCGAACAGTACGAAACCGTAGCAGCAGCACAAACCGATCAGGCCCTTGGCGCCACCGGAGCCAAGAATGACTTCCTCGCTCGCCTGATTGTCAACGTCACGACCAGCGCAACAGGCACGGTCGCGATCCAGGACGGCGCCGACGCGGCGATCGATCTCGTGCCAGCAAACACGCCTATCGGAGTGTACGTCATCGAACTCGGCATCCGAAGCCGAACCGGTGCTTGGCAGGTCACGACCGGTGCTGGTGCAAGCGTGCTTGCAGTAGGTGACTTCAGCTAGTTGATAAACGCGAAACGAAGTGCGATAGTGTTGTCGCATTTCCGCAGCAACTTTAACTAGAAAGGATCGCATCATGGCAACTACCAAGAAGATTTTAACCTCGATTCACGGCAAGCGCGTCGGCCTCTCCGAGACTGACCGTCTGATCGTCAAGGGCAAGACCGTACCAGCAATGAACGACGCTGGTGTCTTGGCTGTTCTGCAGGGCGCCCCTGGAGCCCTCAACGCGACCGGCACGCTGACCGCAGCACTGATCGGCACCGGCATCGTCACCTCTACCTCGGCAGCAGGCGTCACCGCCACGCTCAACACTGGCGAGCTGATGGATGACGCTTTCGCGAAAGAGATCGAGATCGGTGAGGCGTTCGACTGGAGCGTCATCAACACTGGCCCTAACACCTTCACCGTGACCGCTGCAGCATCCGGCCACACTGTCGTAGGTGCAGGTGCCGTGGCTACTACGACCTCGGGCCTCTTCCGTACCCGTCGTACCGCAGTAGACACCTGGGTCACGTATCGCCTGTCGTAAGTCGTAACGAACTGAGCCCGCTTCGGCGGGCTCTTTTCCATGAGGACATCACATGAAGTTCGCAAGGATATTCGAGTTAGACCATAGCCAGTTGCTGGTCGTGCTGGCGCAGACACAGGCTCTTGAGCCTGCTATCCGGATCACTGGCGAGGTCAACGCCATGCTGATCGATACCACGGTCGTGTTCAAGACCTGGCACGGGGCACACGAAGCCCTCAAGAACTTCACTCAACAGGATGCAAGGGCGCACTACAACGACCTGCTGAAGGCCTACATCCCGCACGATCCAAGCCCTTTCACACACTAGGTACACCATGCTAGACGAGATACTTGCCAGATACAACACGCTTCCCGAGGCCGAGAAGAAGGAGCTTGAACAGCTTGCCATACAGGCGACCAAGCACATGACCTTCATCCCGAACCCAGGCCCACAGACCATGGCCTACACCAGCAAGGCAGACATCCTTCTCTTCGGCGGTAGCCCTGGCGGTGGCAAGACTGCGCTCGAGGTAGGGCTGGCCCTCAACGAGCATCACCGTTCGCTAGTCGTGCGTCGCCAGTTCGTCGACCTCGAAGGCGTGCTACACACCTTGGCAAACATCGTCGGCTCACGGGACAACCTCGTCGGCGGCAACCGACCGCAGTACAACAAGCCAGATGGTGGCGTGATCCACTTCCAGGGTATGGGAGAAGACGCGACCGATCTCGGGGGCAAGCAAGGTAACCCGCATGACCTGATCTGCGTCGACGAGGCCGCACAGATGACAGAAGACCAAGTCCGGATGCTGATCGGTTGGCTGCGTTCCGATAGGCCAGGCCAGCGCACCCGCATGGTGCTAGGCAGCAACCCACCGCTTGACTCGACAGGTGACTGGATGGTCGAGTTCTTCGGCCCATGGCTCAACCCTGCCCACCCGAATCCTGCAGGCCCAGGCGAGCTTCGCTGGTACCTGCCTGACCCAGAGACGGGTCGCGACTTCGAGTGCGAGGAAGGCGACTCCATCATGCTTAACGGGGTACAGGTCTTCGCCCATAGTCGAACCTACATCCCGTCTAGTTTCACGGACAACCCATTCTACAGCAAGGAAGATTACGCGAAGTCCTTGTCCATGCTGCCTGCTTCGGTGCGCGACAGACTGATGTCCGGCAACTTCCTCATGGCCCGTCCGGACGACGAGTGGCAACTGATCCCTACCTCGTGGATTCAGCAGGCACAGGACCGCTGGACGCAGCGGCCGCCCGAAGGCGTACCACAGTGCGCGATCGGCGCCGACATCGCACAAGGCGGTGACGACCAGACCGTGCTCGCTGTCCGCTATGATGGCTGGTTCGACGAGCTGAAGGTCGTCCCGGGCAAGGAAACACCAGACGGGAAGAAGGCAGCAGGCAAGATCCTGGAACACCGGAGAGACGACTCGATGGTCATCGTCGACCTTGGCGGTGGCTGGGGCGGCGACTGCTACGGGCACCTGAAGGAGAACAACATCAAGTGCAAGGGCTACATGGGCGTCAAGACCGACACCAATGCACGAACCAAGGACAACGACCTTCGGTTCTTCAACGTGCGGGCTGAAGCGTACTGGAAGCTACGTGAAGCACTCGACCCGTCACAGGAAGGAGGATCACGTATCTGCCTTCCACGTGACTCGAAGCTGCTGCAGGAACTCACGATCCTGCGCTACGAGATCACAAGCTCGGGCATCAAGCTCACGCCGAAGGACAAGGTCAAGGAACAGATCGGCCGAAGCCCAGACAGGGCCGACGCGGTGGCCATGGCGTGGTGGCAGGGACCGAAGCAAGAACACTTCCAAGGTGGATTTAAGTTGTTAAACGCAAGACCTCGTGTTATTTTGGGTCGTGAATCTGCTCGTCGAAGGAGAACGTGATGGTACTTAAAGTTGAAGAATCCGCACTCGGGACCGCCCCGCAGCCAGTGGCAAAGCCACGACCAAAGCCTATCCTCAAGCCTATCGAGCGTAAGGAAGCCCAGCGTCCGGGCTTCACGGAACGTGTTGGGTACACCAAGCCAACCGAGAAGCAGGACCCGGTAGCAGCAAGGGGCGAGAAGCCACGCGGTCCAGGCTCATTCAACGAGTATATCGTCAAGACTTACGGCGTTCCCTACGACGACCTGCAACTGACCACCAAGCAAGCGAACCAGGTCAAGGCCGCGTACGACAAGGAGCTTTCCAGCTACAACGCCGCGATCAAGACGTACAACTCCCAGGCAGCCTCATACAATCAGGACATCGGCTACAAGACGCCGACCGAAAGCGCAGCCTTGGCGAAGAAGTACCTGAACCGCGTCGCCCCCAAAACCGTACTAACCTAGAGGACAAGCCATGAAAGTTCTAGGGCTCAAACCACAAAAACTTCCTTCACCGATCGCTGCCGCATCTAGCGCACCGTCACGTTCGTCCGCGCCCACCGCTACGCAAACGGCGATGCCTACCGAGGACACCATGATGACGGAGAACGCACGCAAGCGTAAGCTACAGGAAGCACAACAACGCGGGGGCGTGCAAAGCACCGTCCTCGGCCAGAACGATTCCCTGGGGGGCTAGTAGATGTCCGGCCTGAAGGGAGTAGGGGAAGCCGTAGTCGCAGGAGCCAAGTCACTCGCTCCTGTAGTCTCCGTCTTGTCAAGTGCCGTCGGCATCTACGGCATGATGAAGGGCGCACAAGGAATGGACCTCAAAATGCCAAGCCTGTCGCAGTCATCTTCGCCGCAGTCGACCCTGGAAGCACCGAAGGCCATGCCTTCGCAAGACAGCGCCCTTGTGCAGGACGCCAAGAGACGCGCGGTACTGGCAGCATCCCAAAGAGGCGGCCGCAGCAGCACCTTCCTATCGAACAGCAATGACCGTGACGCAGACACCTTCGGGGGCTAAGTGGACAAGATAGAATACCTACTCAAGCAGAGCGAGTCCTTATTCGGGAAGCGCGGATCGCTTCTCTCGTTGTGGCAAGAGATCGCCGACAACTTCTACGTGGAACGCGCGGACTTCACCTATACCAGAAACCTGGGCGAGGAGTTCGGTGACCACTTGATGTCGTCCTATCCCCTGCTAGTGAGGCGCGACCTGGGTAACTCCATCGGCTCCATGCTTCGCCCGTCCAGCAAGGAGTGGGTGCATATCCGCCTCAAGGACACCAAGCAGGATATGGTAGACCTCGAGTCCAAGGCCTGGCTCGAATGGGCCACCAAGAAAATGATGCGGGTCTTCTACTCCCCTGGTTCGCAGTTCACCCGAGCGACAAAAGAAGGCGACCAAGACTTCGCCACCTTCGGCCAGTGCGCGATCCAGGTATCTCTTAACTCGAAGCGCGACGGCATGTTGTATCGCACGTGGCACCTGCGCGACGTCGCCTGGTGCGAGGACGAGGACGGCAACTGCTCCACGGTCTACCGCAAGTGGAAGCCAAAGGCTATCGAGCTGAAGAAGCTATTCGGCGACAACATTCACCAGTCTGTGAAAGAGAAGCTGGAGAAGGAACCCTACTGCGAGATCAACGTACAGCACGTCATCCTTCCTTCGTCCTGTCTCGGGTACGGTGTCGACGACATGAAGTCCACGGTCAAGGGCAAGCCCTTCGTGTCCGTGTACCTCGACATCGACAACAAGCACATCATGGAGGAGGTAGGCCTCTTCGAACAAGAATACCTGATCCCTCGTTGGCAGACCGTGTCCGGCTCCCAGTACGCCTACAGCCCTTCGACCGTGGCAGCGTTGCCTGACGCACGCTTGCTGCAGGCCATGACCCTGACCCTGCTCGAAGCTGGTGAGAACGCAGCACGCCCACCGATGGTGGCAGTGCAACAAGCGATCCGCGGCGATATCAGCCTTTACTCGGGCGGCATCACCTGGGTAGACGCCGACTATGACGAGCGTCTAGGTGAGGTGCTTCGTCCTATCACGACAGACAAGAGCGGCATCCCGTTGGGTGTCGACATGGCGCGTGACGTACGTGCGATGCTGATGGAAGCCTTCTACCTGAACAAGTTGAGCCTGCCACCGCCACAGGGCGAGATGACCGCATACGAGGTCGGGCAGCGCGTACAGGAATACATCCGCCAGGCCTTGCCACTTTTCGAGCCAATGGAATCGCAGTATAATGGACCGTTGTGCGAGATCACCTTCAGCAAGATGCTACGCGCAGGCGCCTTCGGGTCCATGGACTCGCTGCCAAAGGGCTTGCGAGACAAGGAGATCGACTTCGTATTCGAGTCCCCGCTGCACGACGCAACCGAGCGCGCCAAGGGCCAACGCTTCATCGAGGCCAGCCAGATGCTCGCTGCGGCTTCGCAGATCGATCCGAGTGCCGCGGATGTCGTGGATTCTGTCAAGGCTCTGCGAGACGTACTCGGCGCGATCGGTGTACCTTCCGATTGGCAACGAAGCGAGACCCAGGTTGCCGAGAGACGTGCCGTGCAGGAAGCCAAGGCAAGCGAGCAAGAGATGCTTAGTCAGCTCGCTGTCGGGGCCGAAATCGCGAAGACCGCGTCTGAAGTACAAACTCAACCGGAGCCACAACAGGCCATTATATGACCCAACCAAAGAAGACGAAAGTCATCGTACCCCCGCCGGCCCAAGAACCGGCGGGTTACACTTTAGCCGACATCGCTGCCATGCAGGCGCTTGAGAAGGGTGAAGCAAGCCCAGACCAGCAGAAGCGTGCGCTCGCGTGGATCATTAACAACGTATGCCTGACCTACGATCTCGAGTACCGGACCGAGGACAGGGATCACGCTTTCGCATCCGGCCGTCGATTCGCTGGCTTGCAGGTCGTGAAGGCGCTGAAGCTGAACACGACACTGCTTGCTAAGACAGGAGCCTGACACATGGACTACGGATACGGAGATCGCAAAGACGGGACCAAGAAAGGCCGTGGGTATTTCGGAGAGATCAAAGGCCCTGACGGGACCTTCTCTACGGAACTCAGCACGACGGTCGACTTTGGAAACGGCGATGAAGACATCCCTCTCCTGGTCCCAGTGCTGACGAAAGCAGAGATCGACCACATCATTGCCGGCAACAAGCCGACAGAGGAAACAGTGGAGAAAGCTATAAATTTCGCCCTTGCCCGTAAGAAGGCAGGACAGAGCCCCTACGCCGGTCCGGACGAAGAGGGTTCTTTCAAAGTCCCGGACCAATAAAGGAGATACACCACCATGGCCAACGACCAAACGGTAGACACCGCAGACACAACCGCGGACACCTCGACCGTAGACACGACCGTGACCACAACCGACGATAAGAGCACGACGACGGACACCACAACGGTAGATACTTCTACCACGACCGACGATAAGAGTACGACTGTCGACGACAAGAGTACGACTGTCGACGACAAGAGTACGACCACCGACGACACCGACAAGAGCAAGGAAGGCGACAAGTCCTGGTCCGATACCGTAGCCCGGATCTCGAAGGGCGACGATAAGATAGCCAAACGCCTCGGGAGATACGACTCCGTCGACTCCCTGGCTGAAGCCCTGATCCAGGCCCAGAACAAGATCGCAAGCGGGGCCTTGAAGTCAGCCCTTCCGGAGAACGCTACCGAGGAACAGCTTGCCGCATGGCGAGCAGAGAACGGCGTGCCGGCAGCTCCAGAGGATTACGAGATCGCGCTCGAAGGCGATTACGTGATCGGCGAGGCTGACCAGCCTATCGTCGAGGAGTTCGTCAAGGAAGCACACGGACTGAACCTCGGTAACAAGGAAGTCAACAAGGTGCTCTCCTGGTACTTCGCCAAGGAAGAAGCCATGGTTGAGGCACGAAACGCGGAAGACGCGCGACAACGTGACGAGACCACCGAGCTGCTGCGCGAGACATGGGGCGAAGACTACAAGGCCAACAAGAACGCGATCGTCGGCCTTCTGGACGCAGCCCCACCGGGTGTCAAGGACTTGATGCTGGGTGCCCGTCTTTCTGACGGCACGCCTCTCGCAAGCCACCCAGACACGCTACGCTGGATGGCGCAGATGGCACGCGAGATCAACCCTGCAGCTACTGTGGTCCCAGGCTCTACCACCAACTCCGCCCAGGCGATCGAGACCGAACTCGAGCAACTGACGAAGAAGATGGGCGACCTGGAAAGCGATTACTGGAAAGGCCCGTCGGCCGAGAAGAACCAAGCCAGGTACCGTGACCTATTGACCGCGCAGGAGAAACTGAAAGCGCGAGGATAGTAAAACGAGGCCCTCTTCGGAGGGCCTTAAAATTTTTGTTGACAAAGTTGATAAACGCATTTTTATAGCGTAGCCTTCAAACTTAACAACAGCAAGAACGGCCCCGAGCAAAGCTAGTACGGCCCCGAAAGGACACCCCGAAAAGCCAGCGTAGCAAGGACACCCCAGATCAAGCTGATAGGTAGTTCATATCAATTTTTTCGAAAGGAGCCTTCAAAATGGCTGACTCCGCTTTTCAAACCCAGTACCGCAATGAGTTCATTGCGGGCTTCGAACAACGTCAATCGTTGGTTCGTCAAACGGTAACCACCGAATCTACCATCAAGGGTAACCAAGCTACGTTCCTGGTTGCTGACTCTGGTAGCGCACAAGCTGTGACTCGTGGCCTGAACGGTCTGATCCCTGCACGTGCTGACAACCTGAACCAGTACACCGCTACCCTGGTCGAATGGCATGACCTGGTTCGCAAGACCGGCTTCAACGTCTTCGCGTCCCAAGGCGATCAACGCCGCATCATGCAAATGACCACGATGGGCGTCGTCAACCGCAAGGTCGACCAAGACATCATCACCGAGCTGGGTAACGCTACCCAAGACACCGGTGCTGCTGCCACCGCAACCCTCGAAATGGTTATGCACGGCTTGGCTATCCTGGGCAACAACGCAGTTCCATTGGACGGTAACGTCTCTGCGCTGATTACCCCAGCCTTCCACGCATATCTGATGCAAACCAAGGAGTTCGCCTCCGCAGACTACGTGACCAACAAGCCATTCTCTGGCGCGTTGACCATGTACCGCTGGGCCGGCATCAACTTCATCGTGCATCCGAACCTGCCAGGCAAGGGCACCGCAGCCGAGAAGTGCTTCCTGTACCATAAGGACGCGATCGGCCACGCAGTCAACACCGCCGGCATGGACTCCAAGGTAGGCATGGACGAAGAACAGGATTACTCCTGGGCACGTACCAGCGTCTACATGGGCTCCAAGCTCCTGCAGAACTCCGGTGTTGTTGTCTGGAACCACGACGGTTCTGGCTACGCAGCATCCTAAAGTGAGTGAGGTCCGCGAAAGCGGACCCCTCTCCTGATTAACGCTTTAAGAAAGGAAACGCAAAATGGCTTATGATTCCGATGAATTGGTACTGGTATCCCCAGCACCTCTGACCGGCAGCGGTCAAACCTGGAAGCATCGCAGCACCGACGCCGGCGCGCAGGTACAAGTAACCGGCTACATCACTGATGGCGGCGCTCGTGGTATGAAGGTTGGTGACATCCTTCTGCACACGGACACCGACACCGGCCTGACGACCAGCCACTACGTCGAAACTGTCAGCTCCACCTACCCTGGTGCAGTCGACCTGTCCGACGCTACTACCGTAGTCAGCGGCACCAACTCCGACTAAGTAGTAAAACGGTAGCAGTTGTTATATAATAAAGGGGTCCTCGAAAGAGGCCCCTTTATTTTTAGGAGATCTTCCCCATGAAGCTGTTACACAATCAAGTACGACAGGCCGAATTCTGTCGCCAAGTATTCGTCGCCGTACCAGAAGCCGGTGCCGATTTCAAGGATCTGATTAAGCCCGAAGCCTGGGCTCATGTCCACCAGCAATTCCAGCGCGGCACCCGTATCGAAGTCATGCCAGAAGACGGCGCCTACTTCGCAGAGCTGTACGTGACTTCCGTCAGCCTCAACGCGGCACACGTAGTCGTTCTCCGTAAGATCGATCTTGACAAGGTCAAGGAAAATAGTGTTGCTAAACAGTCGGCCTTCGAGTACGCTTACAAGGGTCCAGTGAAGCTTCACTGCGTTATTCGGAAGTCGGACAAGGAGATCGTCAAGGATTCCCTGCCGAGCAAGAAAGCCTGCCTCGATTGGATCGAGCAGAACGAGAAGGTCACCTCGCAAAAGGATTAAAACATGCCAACACAGCTTTCGCTTTATAACGGTGCTCTCCGCAAGATTAAAGAGCGGAAGCTGTCGTCCCTCACCGAGAACCAGGAACGTCGTCGTCTTCTCGACGACGCCTGGGACGGCCACATCAAGGAGTGCCTGGAAGCAGCCATGTGGCGCTTCGCTCGTCGCACCGTGAAGCTGGTGCGCGACAGCGAGTACACGGCATCCTTCGGCCACACCTACCGATTCACAAAGCCCGACGACTTCATCCGCACCATCGGCGTGTGGTACGACGACCGCTGCCAGATCCCGCTGCTGGACTACCTCGAGGACGGCGGGTACTACTACTCCGATCTGCAGGAACCGTATTTTGCTTACGTGTCCTACGACGAAGAGTACGGCCGGAATATGTCTATCTGGCCGGAGAGCTTCACCGAATTTGTGGAATGGAAGCTCGCGTCCAAGATCGTAGGCCGGCTGGCAAACGCCACTGTCGACGAGGCTTTCGTCGAGAAGCAACTCGAGAACCACGAGCTCAAGGCCAAGAGCCTGTCGGCCATGGAAGGACCAAGCCAGCGACAACCGATGGGTGGCTGGTCTTCCGCACGAGTCAACAACTTCGGTCGACGCGACCGCGGCAACCGAGGTAACTTGATTGGCTAAAACTCAGACTGAATTTCTCACCTTCAACCGCGGGGTCGTTAGCGCCCTCGCACAGGCGCGTACGGACATCAAGCGCGTCAATATGTCCGCGAAGAGCCAGGTCAACTGGATCCCGCGGGTGCTTGGGCCGATGTCCATCCGGCCAGGACAGGCGTATCTCCTGGAGACGGAGAACAGCAACGTCGCCTTCCACATACCCTTCATCTTCTCGCTCGACGACACAGCGATCATCCAGCTCACAGACCAGACCATGCGAGTCATCGTCGACGACGTCGCTATCACCCGTGTGTCGGTAGCGACCACAATCGCGAACGGTAACTTCGATTCGAATGTCAACAGTTGGACGGACAACGACGAGTCCGGCTGTACGTCAGACTGGCTTACCGGCGGGTACATGCGACTTATAGGCAACGGCACGCTTGCCGCTATTCGAGATCAATCAGTCTCTGTCGCCGTCGGCGACCAAGCGAAGGTACACGCGATCCGTGTGGTCGTCGAACAAGGCGACCTGATCTTCCGAGTAGGGACTACGTCCGGCGGAGACGAGCTGGTGACGGAGACTGTCCTTCGCAAGGGCACCCATTCTCTGACCTTTACCCCAGGAACGGGCACGATCTACGTGCGGCTGATGTCACGAACCACCTACAACACGCTCGTCGATTCCGTCAACATCGAGTCGTCCGGTGCGCTAGAGTTGCCTACCCCGTGGACGGAAGCCGAGCTTCCGAATGTTCGCTTCGAACAATCCGGAGACGTGATCTGGGTGGCTTGCGGCCCAAACATCCGGCAGATGCGGATCGAGCGAAGAAGCGCGACCTCGTGGTCGGTTGTTGACTACCTGGCCAACCTCGGCCCTTTCCGTCCTCTGAACCTGACACCGGTCACGATCACTCCTAGCGGGCTGACAGGGAACATCACCCTGTCCTCGTCCGCCGCGTTCTTCAAGACAACAAACGTCGGCGGGCTTATCGCGATCAACTCCCTTGGTCAAACAGTTACCGCGAGCATCACCGCGCAGAACACGTTCACGTCCGAGATCCGAGTAACCGGCATCGGTGAAGGCCGACGCTTCGGGCTTACGATCACAGGACTCACCGGAACAGGAAGCTCGGTAACTCTGCAGCGATCGGTAGGCGCCCCAGGCGCCTGGGTCGATGTGATCTCCTACACGACCAACCAAACAACGACGTATCTGGACGCTCTCGACAACCAGATCATCTACTACCGTATCGGGGTAGCAACGGGTGACTACTCGTCCGGGACCATCGTGCCGACACTGGCGTACACCGCCGGTAGTATCAAGGGCATCGCCCGGATCACCGCCTTCACGAGCGCGACCGTCGTGTCAGCTATTGTGCTGAAAGACTTCGGTGCTACCACCGCCAGCCCAGACTGGGCCGAGGGCTCGTGGTCCGCGAGACGAGGATACCCGTCCGCGGTAGCGCTGCATGAAGGCCGCCTGTGGTGGGCCGGCTTCGACAAGATCGACGGGTCTGTCTCGGATGACTTTGCGAACTACTCGGACGAGGTCGAAGGAGATGCGGCACCTATCTCCCGAAGCATTGGTACCGGACCGGTGGAGACGATCAACTGGCTCCTGCCGGCACAGCTCCTGATTATGGGCGGCCAAGGCTCCGAGTTCATCTGCCGGTCATCAACCCTCGGCGAACCTTTGACCCCTCTCAACTTCAACATCAAGGAAGCCACCACCCGCGGCTCCTTGCGAGTTGCCGCCGTTAAGGTGGACTCAAGCGCGGTCTTCGTTGACCGCTCCGGATCTCGCGTGTACGAGATGGAATACGACTCCGTCTCCAACAACTACGCGCCTATCGATCTCACGAGTATTGTTCCAGAGATAGCCGCCGCAGGGGTACGACGCATCGGCGTCCAACGTCGTCCGGACACGAGATTCCATCTTGTACTTGACGACGGCACGGTAGCCTTGTTGGTGTTCGACAAGGCCGAAGACGTACGGGCATGGGTGACCTTGGAGACGGAAGGCGACTACGAGGACGTTATCGTTATGCCAGGAACTTTAGAGGACCAGGTCTACTACTGCGTACGGAGAACGATCCAGGGGTCAAATAGGCGGTATCTGGAGCGCGTCGCGCTGCAGTCAGAGTGCGAAGGCGGAGCCGTCAACAAGCTGGCTGACTCGTTCATCCTGTACTCTGGAGCAGTCACCACTACGCTTACCGGGCTGACTCACCTGATACAGAAGGAAGTGGTCGTGTGGGGGGATGGCGTCGACCTGGGCACGTTCACGGTCGACACTAACGGGGAAATTGTGGTACCAACCGGCGTTGCCAATGCCGTCATCGGGTTGTCGTACAACGCGGACTACGAAAGCTCCAAGCTCGGCGCGATCGGACAACGCCGCAACATCCAACGAATCGCGCTTGCGCTCTACAAGACTCACTACAAGGGCCTGAAGTACGGCACGTCTTTCGACACGCTAGACGATATGCCGGACGTGGAGCAGTGGGAGACGACCGAAGTGGACACGATCTGGGACGAGTACGATAACGACTCGACAGAGTTGAACGGGTCGTGGGAGAACGACGCCAGGCTGTGCTTGCGAGCTACCGCTCCGAAACCATGTACCGTCCTCGGCGCCAGGGTAATAATGGACCAGAATGGTTAAGATAGAGAAGGCGACGGCCGAACACGTGAAAAAGTATTTCAACGGTAAGCTACCCGCTTTTAGCCTACGCGGGGTTGCCGCTGTCGATGGCGAACGAGTGTTGGGCATAGGCGGGATCTACCGGGCAGGTCACCAGTTCATGTTGTTCATAGACATGGACGAAGAAATGAAGAAGCACAAGAGGGCACTAATCGAGGCCTCACGACTGGTGTTACACGAAATAAACAGGTACACTATGGTAACCGCGATTGTTAATCCGGAAGACACGAAGGCCGTCGCCTTCGCAGAGCGTTTCGGGTTCGTGGACTCAGAGACGACAACCGAATACGGAAAGGTAATGGTGCGATGGAGCAGATAGCAAATTACGCGCCCATGGTAGCGCAAGGCGTCGGAACCTTCCTCTCCTATAAAGGCGAGAAGCAGATCGGCAAGGCGCAAGCGGACCTCGCTAATTTCGAGGCCGCCCAGCTCGACCAAAACGCAGGCCAAGTACAGGCGGCAGGGCAACGCGCCGCCGAAGAAGAACGCCGCAAGACCACGCTCCTGTTGTCAAGAGCACAAGCCGTGGCCGCCGCATCTGGAGCTGGAACACTCGACCCTTCAGTCTTGAAGGTCATCGCTGGTGTCGCCGGAGAGGGCGCGCTGAACGCGGCAACCACCCAATACAACTACGACGAACAGGCCCGAGGTATGCGGAACGAGGGCAAGGGCCGCCGCTACTCCGGGCAGCTCGCAAAGGCTGCCAGCCGGATTCGAGCAAACACCACCGCCCTATCCGGCGCCGCGTCGATGCTTTCGAAGTGGGGTCCGACATGGGAAGAAGAGAAGAAAGCCCAGGGCTTCACCGGCTACGACTACGGCTCGTCCAAGGCCCCATCGGAGTTCTACAATGGTTAAGTTAGTTGACCCGCTACAGCTAGACCGCGTTCAAGCACAACCTTCTACCAGAGTCGTTTCGCCTGAAGGTGTTGGCCGCGCGGAGCAGGCTCTGTCACAGATGGGCGACACCATCCAGACCCTCGCGATAAACGAGCAGAAGCGCATCGATGACGTCCGTCTTACGGAAGCGGAAACCCAGCTCATGCAGGCGGAGACAGAACTCGAAGCCGACTACCGCACCAAGAAGAACGGCGACGTTCTGCAGCAAGGGTTCCACCAAGGGTACCAGGAAAAGTATCAGCAGGCCGCCAACGCTATCGGCGAGAAGCTCGTCACGCCTGGGCAGAAGCAACAGTTCCAGATGCTCACCAACCGTCGCCGTGCGGGGTACGACGCGAAGCGTGTTACCTACGCCATGGGAGAGACCGAGAGGTACGAGAGCGCGGTATTCAATAGCCGCATCGATCTCCTGACAAAGAAGGGCGCCGACAGCTACAAGGACCCTTCCGCGCTTGCTACCGCAGCCCTGGAGCTGGAAGACTCGTACGTGAAGGAAATGACTCGCAAGGGGCTCAAGGACCCTGCTATCCTGACGGCCGAATTGAGTAAGGTACGAGGCGCCTTCTGGGGTAACGTGCTTGACCGCGCGATCACCGACGAGGATTACTCGGCCGCGAACATGCTATTCGCTACGGCAGGATCTCAACTACCGGACGACAAGCGCCGTGAGATCGGTACCCGCCTGAACATCGCGAACGAAATGGTTAAAGGCACCACGATCGCGGAGACCGCTCTCGGGATGCAGAAGGCCGGCTCCAGTGCACAGGACATCGAGCTTTTCATCGCCAAGGAAGCAGGCTCGAACAAGGGCGTCTACAACGCCGCACAGACGGTACTGACGAACATCAAGCAGGCCGAGCACACGCAGCGACAAGAGGCTGAAGGAACGATGCTATTGGATTTCCAGAAAGGCGGCGCCACCTTCGCGGCAATGAAGAAGGTCACCACTTCCGCGTCTTTCGCGCAACTCGACGCAGGTGCCCAGGCGAAGCTCATGGACACCATGCTATCCGACGCTCGTCAGACACAGACCTACAACCTACGGATGGCAGCCGAGGCGAAGGAAGCCGAACGGGCGAAGTTCGACACGCTTGAAACTTTCAGCAGGTACCAGGAAGTGCTTGACAGCCCAGAGTTCCCGAAGATGACACAGGCCCAACTGATGTCGTACCGGTCTACGCTCGGCCCTCAACTGACCTCGTCTTTGCTGAAGACACAGAAGGAAGTCGTATCCGGCGCCGCCAAGTTCCAGATCGACAAGGACATTCTCAACATGGCCATGCCGGAAGACGCGCTCAAAACTGGCAACAAAGACAAGCAGTATGCGTTCCGCGGTATCGTGGAACAGGAGCTGCAGAATTGGAAGGCCGCCAACCCAGGGAAGGTTCCTTCGATGCAGGAGCAGATGGCTATAGCCAGATCCGGCCTCAAGGAGTATAATATCAAGGGTGTCGTATTTGATTCTACGAAGAAAGCCTACGAGCTGACGGACAAGGATCGAGCGAAGATCGCAGACCAAGCGAAGGCGGACGCAGCCAAGGCCCGCAAGGAAGCCGCTGACCGCGCCAAGTTTGAGCGCGAGATTCAGGCAGAAGCCAGAAAGAACGGCGGACCCCTGACTCCGAAGCAGATCGAAGAAGCATGGAAGTTGAAGAACACAACCCCTTCAGGAGCCGTACCTAGTCTCCTGTAACACCGAGGACCAGTATGGCCAACCAGCATAAAGACCTGATCGCCCGCGTAGCGGAGTCTGCAGAACCACAAGAAATTGATTACGGCAGTCTGATCTCCCAGGTCCGACCTACTGACAAGGTCAAGGAGTCCGTACTCACGGCCTCTTCCAAGAACCCAGACGAGGAAGCGCAAAAGCGCAAGCTCGCACCCCAGCTCGGCATCCCCGCTGGGCTGATAGATAACGTGAAGGACGCCCAGCGCGAAGTAGATCAGCAAGCCTACGACCCGCGCCGCCTGGTCGTCGAATCTCCAAAGACCGCTGACTATATCTCGAATCCGGACAAGCTGTCTTCTATGGGCCTTGACTCCGTCCAAGGGATGACGCAGCTCGAGCGTGTTATCTCCCAGGCAAAGATCGACAACGACACCAGCAGGTACGCGCCGAACCGTCCGAAGACGATCGTTGGCGCCGTACAGAACGCCTTCGGCCGAGCAGCAGGGCAGGCAGAGGCCTTGTTCTACGGCGGCATGGGCTTTGCTGCAGACGTACAAGGGCGCGACGACATCGCCCTGAATCTTCTTCGCCGCTACACCGCCACACAAGAGAAGACCGCCAAGGCCTACCCCGCAGCGGTACCTAGTTTCAAGGACATCAATTCCTGGGCTGACGTCCCTACCTACTTGCTGGAAGGCATCATCGAGAACGGCGGCTTCCTGGCAATGTCCATGGGCACCGGCCTTATCGGCAAGAAGACGGCCGAGATGGGCGTCAAACGCTTTGCAGACACAGCCCTGACGGAAGCCGCGAAGCGTGAAGCCGTCAAGCGCGCTGGCGTCATCGGCGCCGCCGCTGGTTCCGGCACCGGATCTGTCGGGATGCAAACCGGCATGATCTACGGGGACGTGTTCGCCGAGACCGGGGAGCAGCGTCCTGGGGTGGCAGCGGCCTTCGGTCTTGCTACTGGTGCTCTGGATGCGTTCTCCGCCTTTAAAGGCGTACAGCAACTGTTCGGCAAGGAGATCGCCGAGCGGGTGGCCCAGACCGCAGTCCAACGCTACGGCGTCGAGGGCGCGAAGGCCATGTTCCGCGAAGGCTCCACGGAGTACATGCAAACCTGGCTCGAGAAGGGCGCTGTGTCCTTCGTCGACGGTAGGCCTTTGTTGAACGAAGAGAACCTGATCGAGAGCATGGACGCCTTCTTCAAGGGGGGCGCAGCCGGTGGTGCTATCCAGCAAGCCGGACAAGTGGCTGTCCACATCGCTGACCGCGTCACCGGTAAGCTCGAAACCGCACGCGCGGAAAGCCGCGCTACCGAATCCCAGGAACGGGCAATGAAAGCCTGGGGCAACCTTATCATCAAGAGCGAGAAGCAAGAAGCCGACGCAAACATCGTTACCGGCGCCGTAGACGCGCTAACGGAACTGAACGATACCGTTGCGAACCTGCCAGCCCGTTCGCGCGTTCCTGACCTTTTCCAAGAGTTTGTTGAGACTATGGTCGAGGACAGCAACCTGACCGACCTGTACGTGAACAGCACCACGGTCATGTCCGCAATCGAGACCGCTGGCCTGACGCCTGCCATGCTGCAGGAACAGGCACCGGTTCTGGCCGCACAACTTCAAGAAGCCCAGGACATCGGGACCGATGTCCGTATCCCGGTACAAGAATACCTTGCCGTCTTCCCTGGATCTGGCTCTGAACAAACGCTCCTGCAGGAAGCACGGGTAGAACCAGAAGGCCCAACCTACAAGGAAGCGGGCGAGTTCTACCAGAAGATGGGAGAGACCTTCCAGCAAGAGATCGACACCGTCGAGCGCGAGACCCGTCCGGTCTTGACGCGCCAAGACTTCCAGCAAGCGAAAACCGCTGGCGACGTGACAGACCCGCTTGTCGGTGAAGCACAGTCGTACGAGCAGTACCTCGAGAAGCACGACAACCGCGAAGCGGTGAAGCAGGCCAACCGTGACGAGATCGAACAGACCCTGATGGGCCAGATCCGTAACGTGACACGTTACACCGCTCCGGTACAACGAAGCATGATTACGCCTGTCATTTCGTTCTACGAGACCCAGGCCGCTAACCTCGGCATCTCCCCGATGGAGCTGTACCGTCGCTTCCCGCTTCGTATCTCTGATGCAATCGAGAACGCGATGCGTAGCCTGACCCAGATCATCACGCCGCTGAAGGGCGCTCCAGGGATCGTTACCCCGAACCCTGTGGCTCGTCGCCTGGCTGACAACTTCCGTGAAGACAATCGCGTAGCCGCTGATCCGGTACGCGACTACGCCGAAGTGAACGAGTCCCGCGCCAAGCGTATTGCTGCAGCATACGAGGACATGGAGCACGCGCCGAACGACCCGAAGGTCAAGGCTGCGTACGACGCGCTGATCTCCGAGACGGCCGCGCAGTACGAAGCCCTGCTCTCGACCGGTATCCGCGTCGAGTTCATCCCGGAAGGCGCAGAAGATCCGTATGCCGCGAGCCCACGCATGGCGATCGACGACGTCAAGAACAACAACCATCTATGGGTATTCCCTACCACTGCCGGCTTCGGAAGCGGCGAGCAGTACGCGGGCAACCCGTTGCTGGCGAAGACCAAGTACGTCGACGCGAACGGCGTACCGATGCTCGCGAACGACGTCTTCCGTGTCGTGCATGATTACTTCGGCCACATCGCTGAAGGCGTCGGATTCCGTGCAGCGGGCGAGGAGAACGCATGGCGCCAGCACTCGTCTATGTTCTCGCCATTGGCCCGACGAGCACTGACGACCGAGACCCGTGGCCAAAACTCCTGGGTCAATTACGGCCCCTACGGCGAACGCAACCGTACCGCCAAGGGCAACGACACCACGTACGCAGACCAGAAGACCGGCCTCTTGCCGGACTGGGTTGTGTTCGAAGGTAGCGGCCAGGCTTGGATCGAGGACTTCCGTCCGGACAACATCCAGGAGATTCTGCAGAAGGATCACTGGGCTATACTGACGGCAGAGAATCCGAACAGCAAACCAGCAACACCGGAACAGAACGCAGCTCGCATGGCCGAGCTACGGGCAGAACTTGACACTATCGGCGCCGCGTACTACGAAGTCGACGGGTTCTATGACCGCCCAGAGAAGTCGCTCGCCGTGTTCGGTATCAGCAAGGACCAAGCCCTTGCTCTGGGCAAGAAGTTCGGACAGGAAAGCGTACTGACGCGCGAGGGTTTCATCTACCAGGACGGATCGATCAACCCAACTACCGGATCAGTAGACATCTTCGAAACCGCGCCAGAGAACTACTACAGCACGATCCGGTTCCCTGACGGCGCCGTATCGCGGTTTGCGGTAGGGATTGACTTCGACACGAAGATCGTCCCTGGCCAACAGCGCGCAATCATGTTCCAGAAGGTTGACCAGACCAACACAGAAGCCTTCAAGAAGTGGTTCGGGGATAGCAAGGTCGTCGACGAGAACGGCGACCCGCTGGTCGTGTATCATGGCACGTTAAGCTCGTTCGATACGTTTGACAAAGCGGCCGTTGGAAAAAACTATGGTAAGTTTGCAAGAGGCCTACACTTTACGAGCGAACAAAAGCGCGCCAACTTCTACGCCTTTATGTACCCGGAGTTCTACGGGAAATACTCGCCGAACATTGTTCCGGCGTACCTGTCGATGAAAAATCCACTAGTTATCGATTCAGGAGAAGAGTCCCCGATCGCGTACTTGGACGAAAACCCAGTGGCAGAAGAGCTTCTCGCCGGTCGAGACGGGATAATCGTAAACGGCAACGGGGAACAACACTTTGTGGTGTTTGAGCCAGAACAGATCAAGTCCGCCGTAGGTAACCGCGGTACGTTCGACCCAGAGAACCAGAACATAGTTATGCAATCTGGCAAGCCAGGCGAACTCACGATCCGTGGCACGCACTACTCGAACACGAGACGCGCCACCCTTAACGGCGATAAGTACGGCACTGGCTTGCGTGGCGCAGAGGCCGAAGCCGTTCGTCGTACCGAGGATCAGCGCCTCAAGTCCCGCGTCTACTTCTACGTTGACGAAGGCAACGGCACGTTCCCTGAAACGGGCGTCGGCTACGTGAAGCACGAAGTCACGCTGACAAATATGTACGACGGGGCTCGCAACCCTCTGAAGCTGAAGAGCACCAACCAGTTCGGCGTATTCGATTCGAACGTCTTCGAGGCCGCGGTACTCGACGCCGGCTTCGATGGATACTACATAGAAGAGGGCTTTGGCCGCCAGGGCGTTGCAGTCGTTCTCGGTGACGCCGCGAAGTCGATCCCGGTAGAAGAACCGGAAGCGGCCATGTACCAGTCCGGCCCAGGATTCGAATCCTGGTTCGAAGGCTCGAAGGTCACGACACCTGAAGGCAAACCCCGTGTCGTGTACCACGGCACGCAGGCTGATATCGGCGAGTTCAAACCGTCCGGCACGTACGGCGATATGTACTTCTTCACCGGTGACCAGGGGATGGCCAGCAAGTACGCAGGCGCTCGCGAAGGCGCGAACGTCATGCCATTGTATCTCTCGATCAAGAACCCGTACTACATCGACAGCATGGACCAGTACGACGGGCAGACGCTACGTGAAGCCAAGGCCGCTGGGCATGATGGCGCGATCCTTCGCACGAACGGTGAAGAGCTTGTCTACGTCGCCTTCCGTCCGTCGCAGATCAAGTCCGCGATCTCGAACACAGGTGCGTTCTCCGGTTCCGACAACCGTCTCATGTTCCAGTCGACGCAACTGCGCCGAGGCACCGAGACCCTGAAACGCTTCGGCCTGGACCCTACAAAGAGCTATACGACTCGCGAAGTCGCGGCGGCTCTGGAAGCGCGTCAACGTAAGAAATACGGGCAGATCGATACGAAGGATGTGAGCCCGGAAGCCAAGAAGAAGATCGCGTCCTGGATGGTCGACGAGGTCCTTTTCGAAATGGAGAACCCAGAAAGCTCCGGCATGGGCTGGTACAGCTACAAGTACCAGAACGCGATCGACATTCTCGCGCAGGATGGCGCCCCTGAACTTGCTACCGACAAGGCCGCACGAGATCTCTTCACCGCTTTGGTGGCGATCACGTCCGACGGTCAGAAGGTCGTAGGCAACTTCGCGCAGGCGATGGACATCTACAAGAATATCCGCGACAACAATGTCTTCGAGAGCAGCCGCAAGCACCAACGCCAGGCGTCAGTTGACGCGAACCTTGGCGCGCTGAAGGACCTGTACGACACGCTCGGCCCAGAAGGCTTGCACGAGTTCCTGTTACAGGAGAAGACCGTCGGCGAGCTGAACACCATCGCCAAGGAACAAGGCATCACCTTCAACGTGCAATACTCGCCGAAGGTGAAGCTGCCGATGGCGGCGGTCATCTTTGGCCCGAAGCTGGGCGCGTTCTACGCGAACCTGATGGGCAAGGAAGGCTACCTGACGATGGATCGCTGGTGGACCCGCACGTTCAACAGGTACCGCGGTACGCTTCTCACGGCACCGACCAAGGGCTCACTCGACAAGCTCCGTGAACTCCTGGGGGACGCCACTCTGTCGGACGACCAAGTCATCTCGGCAGCAGCGACCTACGAGGAGATCTACCGCAAGAGCGGGTACAAGGACAAGACCCCTATCAACGTGGCCGCGAACACGGTACATCGTGCCGCCTTCGGGATTCAGGACTCTCCTGCTCGGGTATCCGAGCGCACATTCATGATCGACACGGTAGCGGAGGCGAGAAAAATGTTGGCTCGCCGTGGTGTCGACATTTCGATCGCCGACATTCAAGCAGTTCTTTGGTATTACGAAAAGAGACTTTATGGACAACTTGGAGCAAGAGATTCAGCAGACGTCAGCTACGAAGATGCAGCTAGACGAGTTGTCGCCCTTCGAGGAGATTACACCCGCCAAGCGGAAGCAGATCCTGCAGAAGATGGCGAAGCAGTATCGCCCGGTACAGAACTCTACCAAGCCGAAGGGGCGCTCGGCTCGTTCAACCTAGACACGCTCACGATCTCGTTACTGTCCGGCGCGAACCTGTCGACGTTCATCCACGAGTCCGGCCACTTCTACCTGAAGATGCTGGAAGAATTGAGCAAGCAGCCTAACGCACCTCAAGGCGTGATCGACGACTTCAACAAGACCCTCGACTGGTTCGGCGTCACGCGCGAACAGTGGGAAGGCTTCGGCCTAGAAGAGATGCGTCCGTACCACGAGCAGTGGGCACAAAGCTGGGAACGCTGGAACCTGGAAGGCCAAGCACCTACGGCCGATCTGCAGCCGCTGTTCTCCCGCTTCCGCGCATGGCTTCTCATGGTCTACAGGTCCGTCGAGCAATTCCTGAAGCAGAACCCGCTTGCCGGCAACCTGAATGACGAGATCCGTCTCGTGTTCGGTCGCCTGATCGCAGCGGAAGACGCGATCAAGAAGACCGCCGAAGCACGTTCCTACCTGCCTCTGTTCGAGACCGCTGAAGAAGCGGGCACGAGCCAGGCGGCCTTCGAAGCCTACGTAAAACTCGGCAAGGAGTCCGAGCAAGTCGCTGTCGACACCATGCAAACGAAGAGCATGAAGGATATGCGCTGGCTGTCTAACGCACGCTCCAAGGCGATCCGCGAATTGCAAGCCCTGGCAAAGGTCAAGCGTCGCGAGATCCGCGCACAGGTCGAGCTGGAAGTCATGACTGAACCAGTGAACCAGGCTCGCACTTTCATGCGTACTGGCTCGATCACGAATCCGGACACGGGAGAACGCACCAAGATCTCGGACGAGTTCAAGATGAACACGAGCGTGGTCCGTGCTATCGCTCCGGACGTCGACCTCGCTGACCTGCGTGGCATGACTTCCGACACCGGTGTCGACCCTGACCTGATCGCTCCTACCTTCGGCTTCACCAGCGGTGAACAGATGATCCGCGAGATCCTGTCCGCGGAGAACGCCCAGGAGAAGATCGACGGCATCACCGACCAGCGTATGTTGGAAGAGAACGGGGAGCTGATCGACGAACGCGCTATCCAGCAAGCCGCTGACGAAGCTCTGCACAACGAAGCCCGTGCCCGCTTCATGGCCACCGGTCTCAAGATGCTGATGAAGCAAGGCAACATCCGGCAGATCGTGAAGGCAGCCAAGCAGGCAGCGGATACCGCCATCGCCGGCAAGCGCGTCCGTGACGTGAAGCCGAACCAGTACCTTGCAGCGGAAACCCGTGCGAACAAGGAAGCTATCAAGGCAGCGCCTACCAGCCCACAGAAAGCCGCTGAAGCGCAGCGCGCAGCTCTCTTGAACAACCAGCTCGCCCGTTCCGCGCAAGAGGCTGTAAAGGACGTGGAGAAGGCTTTACGGTACCTCGACAAGTTCAACAGCGAAGGCACCCGCAAGAATCTCGATATCGAGTACCTTGAGCAGATCGACTCGCTCCTGGAACCGTTCGACCTGCGTCGTGGCTTGAGCCTCTCGACTATCGATCGCAACGTCGCGCTATCGGACTGGGTCGCCCAGCAAGAAGCCCTTGGCTTCCAGCCTATTATCGATCCGGAGATGGTTGCCGAGGCACGCCGTAAGTCCTACAAGAACATGACCGTCGAGGAGTTCCGCGGACTCGTTGACACGATCAAACAGATCGAGCATCTGGGTCGCCTGAAGAAGAAACTCCTGACGGCCAAGGATCAGCGCGAGTTCGACGAGCGTATCTCGGAAGCGCGTGCATCGATCGAAGCCAACGCCAACCGCACGGTCAAGCAACGCGAGACGCCGAACGACGTGCTCGGCAATGTCGGCGCCTGGGTGCGTCAGATGGCCGCGTCTCACCGTAAGTTCGCGAGCTTCATCCGTGAGCTTGACGGCGGCAAAGATCTCGGCGTCGTGTCCGAGCTTCTGGTCTACCCGATGCTAGAAGCTGGCCAACGCGAAACGGACATGAAGGGGCAGGCCGCAGAACGCATGGCACAGCTTTTCGAACCGATACTCGCGAACCTGAAGACAGGCTTCGTCCCTGGCAACGTGTACGCGCGCAAGTCTGTCGTGCCTGGTACCGACATCTCCATGACCCACGAACAACGAATCATGTTCGGGATGAACTGGGGGAACGAGGGCAACCGCCAACGTCTGCTGGATGGCGGGCTCCCTGGCAAGCGTGCCCTGTCTGTGCAAGAGGCTCGAGCGATCCTGGACACCCTGACCAAGGAAGAGTGGGACTTCATCCAGGCGACATGGGACTTCATCGCCGAGTACAAGCCGCTGATCGCGGAACAAGAACGCACCCTTACCGGCAAGACGCCAGAATGGGTTGAGCCTGCTGAAGTCGAGACCAAATTCGGTACCTACCGAGGCGGCTACTTCCCGGCCAAGTACGACGCGATCCTGTCCACCCGCTCCGATACTCTCGAAGCGGCAGCGGACTTGCGCCAAGCGATGCAGGGCGCGTACAACCGTGCCTCGGCTCGTGACGGCTACACCAAGCAACGGGCAGACGAAGTCATTGGCCGCCCTATCCTGTTGTCCTTCAACGCGGTATCGAGACACGTCAACGAAGTCGTCCACCGTATCGCGTGGCAGGACTGGCTGATCGATGCTGCACGGGTTCTCAAGGCGCTTGACCCAGACATCCGTCTGCGTCTCGGCCAGGAAGCTCTCCGCGAGATGCAACTCGCGGTTCGGGATATCGCGTCCGGCGACGCCCCTGCCACGGGTCCGGTCGACGTTGCTATCAACCGAATCCGTGCAGGCTCTTCGATCGTCGGCATGGGCTGGCGCTTCATGACCGCCCTGCTGCAGCCTTCAGGCATCTTCCAGTCCTGGGCAAGGCTCGACGCCAAGTGGACCGCGATCGGCATCAAGAACGTACTCGCGAATCCGGTAGAGGCAAATGACTGGGTGAACGCCAACTCGCCGTTCATGCGTAACCGTGCCAAGACTCTCAGTCGCGAGGTCAACGAGATCATGAACACGGTACGCGCAGGGAAGAACGTCTCCGCCGTCACTGCCAGCTACTTCGGCATGATCGCGAAGATGCAACGGATGATCGATCTCCCGACCTACCTCGGCGCGTACCACAAGGCCTTGGCCGAACTCAAGTACGAAGACGCAGCCAGCGACAAGCAACGCCAGGCTATCGAAGCGAAGGCACACGACTTCGCGGCACAGACCGTCATCGATACACAAACCGGTGGCGAGCTGAAGGACCTGGCAAGCGTGCAACGCGGATCACCAGTCTACAAGCTGTTCACGAACTTCTACAGCTACTTCTCGACCCTGTATAACCTGAACGTCGAGAACTATCGGACGAAGCGATTCTCGAATCCGGCAGAGTTCGCGGACTTCGTTGGCACGTTCCTGTTGCTGAACACCATGCCTGCGATCTACTCCGTGCTTCTTCGAGAGGCCTTCCGCGAGGATTGTGGCTGGGACGACACGCTGTGTCTGCTGAACAAGTACAAGACCGAGCAGTCGCAGATGATGTTCGGCCAGATGATTCTGCTGCGCGAAGTCGGCGCCGGGGTCGATGTGGCGACAGGCGGTAACGCTTACGGCTACTCCGGACCTGCGGGATTACGCTTCTTCGCAGACGTCTACAAGGCTGGCCAACAAGCCGAGCAGGGCGAGGCAGACTTCGCGCTCTTCAAGTCGCTGAACAACGTCGCAGGGGCCTTGCTGCACTATCCGGCAGGGCAGATCAATACGACGACCGAAGGTCTTCTCGCGATTAACGACGGCACGGTGGAAGGGGTCGACGCGATCCTGGCACTGATTGCAGGTCCGCCGAGAGATTGATAATCGGCTGAATCCATGAAACAATCGCGAGAACTATAGGAGACACGCACATGACTTTTGAAGACCGAGGAAGAGGCGTCGTCGGGACGCTCGGGATGAAGGCCCCGTGCGTGGCCGCGAGTACAGGTAACCTGACTCTGTCAGGAGAGCAAAGCGTCGATGGCGTGGCTCTCGTCGCTGGTGATCGGGTACTGGTCAAGGACCAGACCGACGCTACTGAAAACGGGATCTATGCAGTAGCCCTCTCGAACTGGGAGCGCGAGCCGGACTTTGACGGTCCGGACGACGTCGCTGGCGGGACGAAGATTCCCGTAAATCAAGGCACCCAGAACTTCAACACGATCTGGGGCGTCACCAACGTGGACGACATCACTGTCGGGACCACGGAGATCACCTTCGGCAACTTCGTAACGTCCGGCAATGCCGTCGCTGCCGAGGCTGCTCAAGCCGGTGCCGAGGCTGCTCAAGCCGGTGCCGAGGCGGCTGCTTCAGATTCCGCTACCTCGGCGGCCGAGGCCGCGGTATCCGCTGCCGCCGCACAAGCACAACTTACCGCCACGTCAAGCACGTCTCTCGGCATCGGTGCCGGATCGAAAGTGTTCACTACCCAGACTGGTCGCGCGTTCCAAGCTGGCGTGTTTATAATCGCGTACAGCGCCGGAGATCCGACGAACTGGATGATCGGGCAGTCCGCATCCTACAGCGGAACCACCCTTACGCTTACCGTCGGTGTTGATGACTTCGAAGGTGCCGGAACGTACACGGATTGGATCTTACAGATCAGCGGCGCACGCGGCCCGGAAGGACCTACTGGACCTGCTGGCGCGGGGAGCGGCGACATGCTGAAGAGCGAAAACCTATCAGGTCTCGCCGACTATCCTACCGCTCGCTCTAACCTTGGCGTTGCAATCGGGTCCGATGTCCAGGCATACGACGCCGCTACGGCGAAGACGGACGAAGTTCAGACCTTCACCGTATCCCAGCGCGCGAGCGCGACGACCGACGCAGACGGTAGCTTCGACATGAACGCGACAAACGACTTCCTGTGGACGCCAACGGGTAACGATACGCTTGAGTTCACGAACGAGACCGCAGGACAACGCGGCCTTATCCGTCTCGTGAATCCGTCCGCGTACACGATCTCCCTGGGAGCTGAAGTCGACGCAGACACGGACGTCGCGACCGAGCTTTCACAAGCCGGCACCTACGTCATCTCGTACTGGTGCTACAACGGAACGGACGTTGCAATCAGCTTCGCGAAGGTAGGCTAATGTTTAACCCCCTGTTTACCCAGGCTGGCGGGTACGAGATCGGCAAGTCTTTACGGCTTCGCGGATCTGCAAGCGCGTACCTGACCAGAACCATGACCACCCCTACAGACAACAAGAAGTGGACCTGGAGCGGGTGGCGTAAAAGGGGAAGCACGTCAGACAGAGCTATGTTTGGCGCGGGTGCCGCGAACCCGAACGCGATCTACTTTGCGGCGGACGATAGTTTGTCTATCGACGGCAACTACAGCGGAACTCGGCATTTGCGGTTCTCGTCTCAAGTCTTCCGCGACTACTCGGCGTGGTACCACGTCGTCGTGGCTTTCGACTCTACGGAGGCGACGGACTCAAACCGGCTGAAGGCGTGGGTGAACGGACAGCAAGTATCGCTCAACAATGCCGGTGTCGGCACCTGGCCTGCTCTTAACTCGTCCTCTGTGATTAACAGTGCCGTCGTTCATGCGATAGGTCGACGTAACAGTGCAGCGGATATGTACTGGGATGGGCAGATCGCGGAAGACGTCTTTGTTGACGGGCAAGCTCTTACGCCGTCTAGCTTCGGTGAGACGGACATATCGACGGGGGCGTGGGTTCCAAAACGCTACACCGGCACGTACGGCACGAACGGCTTCTATCTTCCGTACGACGACGGTACCAGCCTGACGACGTTGGGCTATGACGATTCAGGAAACAACAACGACTGGACCCTGAACAATGTCAGCCTTACGGCGGGCACGACCTACGACTGGTTTGACGATACCCCGACGAACAACTTCGCAAGACTGAACCCTCTTCGGATCTCGGCAAGTCAGCTTCTTTCACAAGGCGCGTTGTTGTCGTCACAGTCCGCTAACGCTTTTTCAGGGGCGTTGGCTACGTTTAGCTTGGACAACGGCAAATGGTACTGGGAAACGGTGCTTACGGCTAGGTCAGGAACGGTAAACGTCTACAACGGGATTGCTCAAAACACGTTCCCGACTACGCAGTACGCGGGCGCGACCACGGATTCCTATGGGTACTCGTCATTGAACGGCCAGAAGTATTATAACGGAGCGGGAGTTGCGTACGGCGCCTCATACACGGTAAATGACGTTCTCGGTTTTGCGTACGATTCAGCCACCGGGTCGTTGGAGTGTTTCAAAAACGGAGTAAGCCAAGGTGTTTTTGTGTCGGGTCTGACAGGAACTTGGTTTCCTGTAGTAAGCTATTCCGTAGCGGCGGCCTCGTCGGCTTCCCAAGCGGTTAATTTTGGACAACGCCCGTTCACGTACTCGCCGCCGACAGGGTATCTCGCACTATCATCGAAGAACTTGGCAGTTCCTTCCGTAAAGAGAGGTGACGACTACTTCAACGCAAAGACCCGCACCGGAACCGGGGCCTCGTTCTCTGTCACCGGAGAGCGGTTCAGCCCTGACTTGGTGTGGGTCAAAGGCCGTAGCGGCGCGACAGATCACGCAATATATGACGCGGTTCGCGGAGCGACTAAACAGATCGAGTCGAACACAACAACGGCGGAGAGCACAGAAGCCACTGGTCTTACTGCCTTCAACAGTGACGGGTTCTCAGGGGGCGCGCTTGCCCAGATCAACACCAACGCTGCGACCTACATCGATTGGATGTGGCAAGAAGCCGCAGGGTTTCTGGACATCGTTTCGTTCACGAAGACTGGCGCCGCCGCGGAGAACTTTAACCACAATTTGGGGGTTTCTCCCGCGATGATTATTCTGCGGGATTTAGCAAACGCGAGTAATACTTTCGTCTTTCACCAGTCCCTTGCGGATATGACAGATAAATACTTGCTGTTAAACTCGACGGCAATCGTAGGAAGCCTGTCTACTGACGTCAACGCCCCAACAAGCACAACCTTCTCCGCGTCGGGGAGCACCGTTGTTGCGGGCAACACGGGTATCGCCTACCTCTTCGCGGAAGTCGAGGGCTTTTCCAAGATGGGGTCGTACACCGGCAACGGCTCTGCCGACGGGCCGTTTATCTGGTGCGGTTTCCGCCCCCGGTTTATCCTAATCAAGAGGACATCCGTAGCCGTAGGGAACTGGGTCCTATTCGACACGGCCAGGAACACGATCAACGTCATCGGGGAAGAGCTGTACCCCAACTTAGCAAACGCTGGCAGCACGGCGGCTGACCTGGACGCTTTGTCAAACGGGTTCAAACTACGAGCCACGGCCGCCGCGCTGAATACGTCTGGAAGTTCGTACGTGTTCTACGCCATAGCGGAGACGCCATTCAAATACGCAAACGCGAGGTAACAAAATGATCTACATCAAGGACGGTAAACGAATCAACATCTACGCAGGCGTAGTCACCGAAGAGGGAGTCAAGCACCCGGCTGGCTGGCTCACGAACCCCGATAACCGGGTCGCTTTCGGTGTGTCGGAAGTCGCGGAACCGGTAGCCCCGGACCACGCCGAGTTCTACTATCGGCAGGAAACTGACGTCGCCCCGTACGTGGACTATATCGAGCGCCCGATCGAGGAGCTGCGCCTACAATTCCGCCGCAAGGTCAACGACCAACGATTCGAGTTGGAGCGCAACGGCTTCACTTACCAGGGGCGCAAGTTCGATTCTGACCAAGCGTCCTTCAACCGACTACAGGTCGCGCTGTCGATGGCAATGATCGCGAACACGGCGAACGTACCCTACGCGGTCGATTGGACTACGGCCGACAACTCGGTCGTGACCCTGGACGCGAATCAGGTACTGGAGATGGCCAAGGCCCTCGCCGCCTACGGAACCAGTCTTCACGAGCGTGCTCGCCTGCTAAAAAAGAAGATCGAGACTTGCAAGTCGCTGGCCGAATTAGTGGCGCTGGATCTTGACTTGAATCAATAAACATAGTAGTATCCCCGGAAAGTAAGAAGAAAGGACGCACCATGGACGAGTTCCAACTGATATACGACATCCTGATCGGGCTGGCTGCCGGTCTAGGCGGTTGGATTCTTCGCGGAGTGGACAAGGATATTCGCGATTTGCGAACCCAGGATAGCGTTCTTCTTACCCAAGTCAATGCTCTCAACGTACTCGTCGCTGGCGGGTATGTCAAACGTGACGAGATGGAACGAGCCGTCGACAAGCTCGGCGCCCAGCTCAACTCCAAGCTCGATCTGATTTTCGATAGGCTAGAAACCAAAGCCGACAAATAACCCAAGAGGATATCATGGCAAAATCCGCGCCGTATGACTACGGCAAGCTGGTGCAATTCGCTACTGTTCGTCAACTGGAATACATCGAAGCAATCGAAAAAGAAGGCAGCCACCGAAAGGCTGCCAAACTTTTGAAAGTGAACGCTTCCGTTATCGACTCCTCGATACGGGCTCTGCGTATAAAAGCGGCGCTCCACAGCGTCGACCCTGGTAACGGGCTCGCGAAGCTGGTAGACGAGCCCTTTACCGTCAAGGGTACCTCTACCCTGGTCGACGGTAACGGCGAGACCAAGCTCACCTGGATCAAGACAGACCGCGACGCCGAGAAGATGCTCGAGCTGATGCGCGCCACGGCAGACGGGATGAAGGACGAACTCCCTCGGGAACCCGTCGTCGAGCCGCCACCTTCCGGCAACCGGAACCTGTGTAACACCTACGTGATTACCGACTACCACCTCGGGATGCTTTCCTGGTCCGAGGAGACGGGCGCCGACTGGGATATCCAGATCGCGGAGAATCTTCTTGTCAAGTGGTTCGAGATGGCTATCGCGCAATCCCCGAACGCCGAGCAGGCTGTCTTCGCGCAGCTCTCAGACTTCCTTCACTTCGACGGCATGGACGCGGTAACCCCGGCCAGTAAACACCTGCTGGACGTCGACACGAGATTCCCAAAGCTGGTTCGCGTAGCGATCCGCGTGCTTCGTCGAGTCATCAAAATGCTTCTGCAGAAGCACGCCCGCGTCCACGTGATTATGGCTGACGCGAACCATGATCCGGTGTCAGAGATCTGGATGCGGGAATGGTTCGCAGTGCTCTACGAGGACGAACCACGGCTAACTATCGACACCTCCCCGAACCCGTACAACGTCTACGAGTTCGGGAACGTGATGTTGGGATTCCACCATGGTCACAAGCGCAACGTGTCGAACGTGTCTGAGGTATTCGTTGCACAGTTCCGCGAGATCTACGGCCGCACAAAGCACTGCTACATACACACCGGCCACATGCACCACCGGATCGTCAAGGAGAATCCGATGATGATCGTAGAGCAGCACCGAACGCTCGCGCCGGCAGACGCTTACGCGGCACGAGGTGGCTGGCTGTCCGGCCGCGACGCGCAGGTCATTACCTACAGCTCTAGTCACGGAGAGGTAGGCCGAATCACAATCAACTCGGACATGGTGAAATGAAACAGGAAGTGGTAAAATGCAATATCTGTCGGGGGCCTTTCGCTCCCTGGGATCTTAACGAGCACGGCGAATGTATCGCGTGCGAGGAAGAACCACCTAAACTAGGATGGGAAAATGAATCCGATACAACCAAAGTGGTACCTGGTAGCGCGTAAGTATCTCGGCGTCGCCGAGATCGTAGGCCCGAAGCATAGCTCCGTCATCCAGAAATGGTTGACAGATCTCAAGGCGTGGTGGAAGGACGACGAGACTCCGTGGTGTGGCGTAGCTCTCGCGGCCTGGATGCAAGAAGCCGGGTTCGCATACCCGAAGGCTTACTACCGTGCCAAGGCATGGGCTGACTGGGGCGCGCCATGCGATCCGTGTTTCGGTGCCATTGCCGTCTACGGCCGTCAAGGTGGCGGCCACGTCGGGATCATAGTTGGCATCAACAAAGCCGGCAACTACATGATCCTCGGCGGTAACCAGAGCAACAAGGTATCGATCGTTCCTATCAGCAACTCCCGTCTTATCGCGATCCGCTGGCCAGCGGAAGACGAGCCGGTGACCATGGGCACGCTTCCTGTTTACGAATCGGCGTTCGAACTCTCTACCAACGAGGCATAGCATGGCACGTATTATCGGCGTCAACGGAATCCACAACTGGTCATGGAGTAACAACTCCTTCACGGACAAGTTCCTCGCGATCCTGAACCAGGAACACCAGGTCGTGGACGTGCGGTATCCGAAGATGCTTGCCGTGCTCGGCTACGTGCCTGGCGCGATCTCTCGCCGCGCGAAACAGATTGCCGAGGCGAACATATCACCGGATGATATAGTCGTCGCTCACAGCTTCGGGTGCCTTGCAACGATCGTCGCCATGCGCGAGTACGGTGCCAAGTTCGACAAGGTGATCTTCTTCGCGGCAGCAGCCGAAGCGGATATCGAGATCCCGCAGAACTTCAACATCCTTTACAACATCCATTCTGACGGAGACTTCGCCCTTACCCTGGGTAAGCTCCTGCCGTTCCACAAGTTCGGCGCTCTTGGCCAAGACGGCCACCTCGGAACCAACCCGAAGGTCGTCAACGTCTTTGCTCCTGGGTACAACCACAACGATTACGTGGACCCAAAGAACATCTGCAACTGGGTAGACGTCATCCGTAAGATAATCGATGGCAGATTCTGGAAGGCAGATGTCCCGCTAAACCGTAAGGACGGCCCACGCTACGACGCTGGCGTGAATAACCGTTTTGGTCAAGGGTAAGATATACCTCGATCTCTTTTAATGCGTCTAAGGAGGTCTCAATGAAACACTTTTTAGCGGCAGTCCTGTTTCTCTTTTCACTTAACGCTTTTGCCACTGACGCCTGCCTGGATATCGAAGACGGCATCCTGATCCTGACAGACAAGCAATGCGCCACGCCTATGTGGGGCGCTAACTGGCACAAAGCAATCGCCACCCACTACGGCGAACAGTTCGAAGGATGCTGGGGCGGGGAAGTTACTGGCGGCACGGCAAGTGTGATCGTCGCGTTCCCGGAATACCCGAACATCCTATACCCGTTCAACCCCGCGATCTTCAAGCAGTGCAAATAAGAAACCCCCGAAAGGGGGTTTCTTTTTACTCCTCACGATCCACGATTCTGCACGGTCCTACGAAAGCGTGTGTCGCGTTGCCTGTCGGATCTGGCACCTCGGTCTGACAAAAGAACGGCGTCTTGACTGGTGACGGTTTGAGCCAGATGACCCCAAGCATTAGGCCGCCAAGGGATAGTACCCCGACGGCGAAGCCCAGGATGAAGCAGTTCAACTTGATGTGCTGTAGGTTCATTCTTTTCTCCTCAAGATCTCATACACGTACGAATCCCGAACCCGGAACAGGTGTGCGATCTTCTTTGCTGTCCACCCTTGGGCCTTCAGCTCTCTCGCAGCGTGCTCGAAGTTGGGACGAGAAAAGACCTGCTTCTTGGCGCAGGTCTGTTTACCGAACACCGGTACATCTATGGAAGTTTGTAGGCGTCCCTGCATTTCGCGCAGACTCCGTTCACTAGGCGGGGCTTATGCTCCCCGCACATGGTACATTCCCCTGGCTCGCCAGCCGGGATACGCTGCGCCTCGAGCCGCGCATAGTGAACAGCGCGGTCTCGGTGCATCGCTTCCAGCTCGCTTGCAATGTCGTGCTCGTCGACGAGCTTGTTTTCGTTACTGTCTTTCATTCATCTAGTCCCAGGTAATCTCGGTACGAGATCTTCGTTTTAGGTTGTGGCAGGAAACCCCACCGCTGCTGGTACTTGCCGGTGATGAATACCGTCCAGGCGGGTTGCCCTTCCAGGATCACGAGGCGGTGCCACGACTTGGCGGGACGGAAGAGGATAGATCCAGGGCCGTGCCACTTGGTCTCGTCGCCTAAGTACAAGCCCGACTTGTCGTACATCGGGCGAACCTCATAGTACCCACCTTTGAGGATGATTGTCAAGTACGGCCACGGATGGTCGTGGAACGCACGTGCGTCATCGGATCGCAGGATGCAGTGTACTCGGGCGGCGACGTCCAGTTTCTGGCACAGCCAGACGAAAGGGTTACGATACCACATGGCCTTGTAACACCCCGTGCTGCTCGCGCTTCCCGCTTCGGGGAACGGGACCAGCCAGTAGCGAAGCATGTAGTCAGTCAAGTGGTCGTAAGGTGTCTTCTTCGCCTTGGCGATAATCCAGTCTGCTATTCTGGTTTGCATGGTCGATCGTCCCCTTCAGGATAGTGTTCCAGGAAGTGCAGCAGCATGATGATGTTGCACGCGATGTGGCCGTAGTGGGACTCGCCGGACTCGGGGTCGTTCTCCTCGCCTTCCAGGATCGCGAGCGCGTGACGGCCGATGCAGGCGATAGGGATGTTCCAGGCCATGCCCTTCATCCAGTTGTAGCGGGCGTACTTCTTCTCGCCGTAGGTGAACACGCGGGCCGCGGAGCGAAGCGCGTCCGGGATGTTCTTTAACGCCTCAAGCAACAAGACCTTGTCCGAAGGCGCCATGTGGTTTATCTTGTTGTGCTGAAACGAAGTCATAAGGTCGAGCACTCTGGCCAAGTTTGACGGAGTTACGCCGTCTTGCGCGTCGACAATCAGAGACAAGGGGAACTGACTGAAGTCAGGCTTGCCGGCGTTGTAGCGCGCGCCAGCCCCCCTGGCGTTGCTGTTCACGTCGCCCACTGTTTCAGAAAATCGGCCAAGCATCCTGTCTTTGCTTTCCGTCCTTATCAGGTATTCCGCCATCTGTTCCGGGGACACTGATATCGTCTCGCGATCAGGATTATGATGGCGGTAGTATTCTACTAGGCCCCAGTCCACCTCTCTCGCAACCCTACCGGAATATATCGCCCCAGAGTGGTACACAACATCCACAGCGTACAGCGGCGGAAACGGACACCCTGGTGCGGTCTTGCGAACATACCCCAATTCTTCGAATGTCATTCTGCTTCTCTCCTTTTCATGGCTTCAAGTAACAGCTCCTGCACGGAGCGTTTGGATTCGTTGCGCGCCATCACGAGTTCGTCTACCGTGTCGCGCGCGATGATGTTGTAGATAAAAACCGGCCTGTCGTACCCGGCCTGCTTTTGCCGCACCGGGCCGATGCGCTCAATGACCTGCAGCCGCTCTTCGAGATTCCACCAGTGTCCAAAGAAGACAAGTATATTACCCCCGTCCTGCAGATTGAGTCCATGACCAGCACTAGCGGGGTGTAGAAACATGAGCGGTATCTTGCCTTCGTTCCATCTATCAATCGTTTCCGGGTTTCCGTCAAGCGCCACGCCTTTCGGAAAGGCCTTGACCAGACGGGCAAGATCACTCTTGAAATGGTACGCGACAAGGATAGGCGCGCCTGCCGCTTCCTCGATAATACTTTCCAACGCTTCGAGTTTTTCGTTGTGTACGATCTCGTAAGATTCATTTTTCTCTCCAACATAAGCGGCGCCATTGGCCAGTTGCAAGCACTTGATCGTACGGCTCGCGGCATTGAAGGCCTCGATCTCGTGCTCGTTGATCTGCATGAACATCTCCTTCTCCATGTCCTTGTAGAGGACACGGGCTCGGGGCGGAAGGTCCACCATGATGTTGCGGACAATCGGATCATCCAGGTCGAACCAGTCCTTGGCATCGATCGTGATCGTGTTCTCTCGCATGGCTTCTTCGATCTGCTTTTGCGCGAAGTCCGTAGGCTCGCTTCCGTAGCCGTCATGCGCCTGCCTGAACCACCGCTGGGTGAAGGCAGTGAACGTGCGACCGAGTGCGGCGCCAGCGTCGACGAACCAGTTCTGCCCCCAGAGGTCGACGAGCCCGTTCGGCGAAGGCGTACCCGTGAGGTTGACAAACCTCTTGATCTTGGTGTGCGCCACCTTCGCAAGAGCCTGTGCTCGCTTGCCGCCCTGACGTAATCGGAATGACTTCAGCCTGGTGGACTCGTCCGCGATCACGATCCGGAAAGGCCAGGACTCGCCGAAGAACTCAAGCAGCCATGGCAGGTTGTCATAGTTACAGGTGTAGATATCCGCAGGCACCATTGCTGCGCGCCGTCTTTCAGCCACGTCTCCGATGATGACGCTCACCCGAAGGTAGTTGAGGTGAGGCCACTTGCGTACCTCTCCCGGCCACGTGGACCGCGCAACGCGCTTCGGGGCAAGCACGAGTACCGGCCCCTCTTCTCCCGCGAGGAATAGGCGATGAATAGCTTCAAGGGAAGACACCGTCTTCCCCATCCCCATCGAAGCCCACACGTTGCAGCGCGCGTGGCTGACAATGAAATTAACAATCAGTCGTTGGTACGGTCTTAGCTGCACGTTTTCTCTCTCGGTATTCTTTTGACCGGGCTTTGAGGCACTCGCCACAATACCCGAACTTGTAACCCTTGCTGCTCGTTTTCCGTTCACGGCCGCACCCTGACGGGCACATCCCGCTCGGTTCAGGGGCAGGCTGCGACAGGATCTGGTCGACGAGTTGCGATAGTTTCATCATCTGAAGAGCGCATCCACGTCTTCATAGCAGTCAACGATCACGACGACCTGGCCGGCATCGCGCATCCGCTTGTGCTCCCTGGCCTGTGCTCGCTCCCGCGCGTCGCACGGGAACTTGGCCTTGCCACCTGGGCGCTTGACTTCGATCCAGATGGTAGCTGGCTGCCACCGGTACGCAGGTCGTCGCATCAAGACGCGATCCGGGGCCGCGACTCGGTTGCCCCACTTGACCTTACGAACCTCGGCGCCCGCGATCTTGGCGCGGTCTACGAGATAGGCTTCAACGGTGGATTCTTTCATTCCTTGAACCACATCCAAATGAAAAACACGATCACCAAGATCCACCAGCTTGCGTAGTTGATGATCGATTTTATGGATTCAACGTCGCACATATCAATCCTTTCTGTATCTGTAAGATTCAAAACCGGCGGCCGCCAACGGCAGACCAACAGCCCAGTCGGGGTTCGTGGCCAGTAGTTCGGCCAGCCCTTCGCAGGAATAGTCTTCCGTGTCCGGTGCTTCCGTCACTGCTTCATCGTGTACCGGGATCACAGGCAAGTACCCGTGCTCCTCGGCCAACAACTCTCCGTGCTTGAACACGTCACGGGCCAGGGCCTGCGTGATGTTCTCGGCGAGCTTCCCGCCGTGGGTATGAATCCGGCTCCACTGCTTCGTGTACTGGTTCATGCCCATGTAACTGATGCCGCCCTTCTCGTCGACCTGCGGCGCAGGGTACGGCAGCACACGGCCGGACGGTAAGCCAAGGCGGAACCAGTTCCCGTCACGGCGGAACGTGAAGTTCCGGTAGCGGTATGTCTCGCCTGGGTGCTTGATCGCGGCGATGGTGTTCTCCTGCAGCGCGGCCCACAGCTTCGTCGTCATCGGGTGCGCTTCGCGCCACAGACGCTTGAAGCTGTCACACATGATGAAGGTCTCGCGCTTCAGGCCAAAGGCGGTAGACTTCTTCTTGTTGACTAGCCAGTCGTGGAACGAAGCCGCTTCCTTGACGGTATCGCGAGGCAAAGTATCGTACACGATATCGGCCAGGGCGTCAAGGTCGATCCCGTACGCGAGAGCGAAGGCCACGAACGCGCCTACGCCACCCTCGTACCCGAGAGCAAGCTCCTGGACCTTACCGATCTGCCGTTGTGACTTGTTGACCGTGGTCACGTCGACGCTGAAGGACTTGGCGTACGTGAGGTTGTAAAGGTCGTGTCCAGTACCGGCATCGTAGTCGCGGAACGCTTGCAGCTTCCACTCCTCGCCCGCCTCCCAGGCCAGGAGACGGCCTTCGATGTTGGACAAGTCAGACACTGTGAGCTTCTTCCCTTCGGGCGCGATGATCGCACCCCGAATCGTGGACGCCGTCAGGAGCATTACGTTGTCGAAGGCTAGATGCTCGACGCCTGCCATGATGGCGGATATCCCGGACTCGACCTGCCCGTTCGGCAACAGGCCGCGCGAGGGGAGGTTCTGTGGCTGAAAGGTGCGGCCTGCGTCACGTCCGGTACGCTGGGCACCGCAGAACTGGATCGTTCCCCGGAGCCGGCCGTCAAGATTTACGCCTCGGTCCAGTGCTCGGTACTTCGAGGTGCTGCTGGTGGATACCTGCAACCGAATCCGCAACAGCTCCTTGATCTCTTCCGGGATGTCTGGGTCCTTGAGGCGCAGCTCCAGCGTCGAGGACTGCAGGTCCGGCAAGGAGACGCCGAACTGTTCGAGAATGAACTCCAGCATCGCGGCACGCTGCGTCGTGCTCATAAGCTCGCCATCGGTGGCGAGGATGGTCTCGGTCTTCAGGCGTTTCTGTTCCGCGTCTACGGCTCTCAAACACTGCTTAACGAGGTCGAGATCGACTAGCATACCGCGGTCGTTGCGACGTTGGTCCAGGAGGTAGTAAGCCCGTTCGGTGGCGGTCATGTTCCAGCGGGGAAGGATCTCGTCCAGGCGCTGCACTGGCGGGATATCCTGGCGCGCGTACTCGATGAACGCGGCCCACTCTACAGGGTGCGTGTCCTTAGTGGCTCGCCGGATCTTGGAGTTCTTCGGCATGGGTTTGCAAAAAAGCTGGATCAGGCGCTTGCCGTCTTTGTCCTTCGCGTCGACGCCGAGCTTGAAGATTTCTGACAGCTTGTCAAGCCCGCCGGGGAGTCCGTGCTGCAGGGCGCGCACCATGAGGCAGTGCCAGGCGTCCATTGGCGTGTCGATGTTGAGCGCGTAACGCACCACGTTACGGTCGAACATGGCGTTGTGTGCCTTGATATCGACACCGCCAAGGGTAAGCGCCTGGCGTACGTCCTTCGGCAAGACCTGTCCGTCGGTGAAGTCGACCACCGTAGGCGCGTCCTTGTCAAAGGAGAACTGCGCCAGCATACACTCGGCGTTCTCCAGGTACTTGTAGGTCCCGTGCTTGATCGGGACTTCCGAGTACGTTTCGGTATCGAAGTAAAGGGATGTCATTTGGTTTTAGGTATCACTACGGCGCCTTCGAACCACGGCACGACCCGCAAAGGGAAACCAAACGCGCTCGGATGACGGATGTCGACAACGGAGTTGATCGATAGCTGTGGGGTGTTCCCTACGACAAGCTCACGGAAATAGTCGTTCCCGATGACGATCATCTCGACATCGATATCTCGCATCCGGGTGTGGTGTAGCTGAGTGAGGATAAACTTCTCAAGCCCCGCGACTTCTATTCGCAAGACTTTGTACTCGCAAGTCGTCTGCTTTTCGTCGACACACCCTAGCTTGGAAAGGATGTCTAGCAGAATCCGCTGAAGCCACAGGACTTTCCCCGAGGGGGTAAGTCGCGTGTCGTACGGTCTTAGCGCCGAGCGGGTTCTCTCGGCAATTTGCAGGAACTGAATCCGTTGCATGATAATCTCCTGGGTGAAAACAGCGTGAACAAGTAAACAACCTGCGTTCAGGATGCTTACTTGTTCACGCGACGTGAACAAGGGCTCTGCCATAATTCCAGTGTATATGTCCGTCACCAGACCCCGACACCGGGTTCGACCATCAAGAGTCGCGTGTAGAATACCCCTACCTTTGCGGCGGGGAGAGGGGCACGACTCGACAGCATTACAGCCTTTCTTGGACCAGCCAGAGGTCCATCTACCGTGCTCGGTAAGCGAGCCCTGTGGGGCGGAGTTTGCGGGGTCTCCTCTTTCTTCGTGTACTTTAGATCAGGTCTTCACCTGAAGCGGAACCACCAGCGTCAGCGTCTGCGCCATCCGACAGATCGTCGAAGTCGTCAGCCTTCGCAGGACGGCCAGCCGTGAAGGCGTCGCCGTCAGACGAGAACTGCAGACCTTGGAGCGAGCAGTTGACTTGGTTACCGTACTTACTGTAGGCGAACACATCGACGATCGCGTTGACGTAGCAGCCGTTGTAGGGCTTGCCGTCTTCCGCTACCAGAGGCGAGCGGTCCTTGTCGACAATCGTGGGGCGGGCCTTGTTGGTCGCGGTCAGCGCCATCATGCCTTCGAAGCCATCGTAGTCCTTGAGATCACCATCGCGCAGGCAGATGTTGTCGCCTGCCTTCGCAGCGGCCAGGGTCTTCTCGGCCTTGTCCTTCCAGAAGTCGGAAGCGACCTGCTTGATAGCGGCACTGATCTGCTTGTGGGCTTCGCTGTTCTTGGGGATCAGAAGAGTGGCGCGGAACTTGAAGTTACCATCGCCTTGAAAATCGCTGGGGGTGAAGATGTCGCCAAAGGCCAGTCGTACGTTCTTGAGTTTGACTTCCATTTTGAGTTTCCTTTTCGGTTTCGGTTTGAGTTTAGAAAAACAGTGACGCGCTAAATCTATATCGGCAGACTCGCACTTAGTCAACGAGCCGTTATAAGCAAGACACTTAGCGTTGTCTTGAGGACTGCCTTATTCACTGCGCCACACGAACAGCGGCTGTTTGCTCCCTCTAGTAATTTAGGCTGCAAAGCCTAGACCTGTCGGGCAACCACTGTTCGTGTGGCCCCTGTTGCCAGGGACTGCACGGGCGTTCACTGCTTGCTAGAGATTACCACATCCCTCTTTACCGCGTAGCAGCTTGCGGGGCTTCGCTATCCGGATTACTAAGCCATTCGTCGCCCTGACAGGCGCCGGATCGAATAAGAGAACAGCATACCACAATCAGTCGAAGTCGTCAAACGAAACCGGCTTGATCTCAATAGCGGGGCGCTTGTCCGTTACCGGAGCGACGCTAGGCTGACCTTCACGCTGTACGATGTACGCCTGGAGACGTTGCCAACGCTTCGGTGTTTCCTTCAGCACCTTCTCGGCCGTGGTAGGCGAGATCAGTTTCATGTCGTACATCTCTTCGACCTTGAGGCGCATCGACTTCAGCACGCCCTCGACCTCGTCAGCGTTGTTCCACTGACGCGCGCCACGTTTGCCTTCGACCAGCTTGAAGCCCTCGACCTCGACACCGGAGAGGAGATTGCGCTCGACGGCCGCGCGGACTTGCTTGCACCAGTCCTCAACCATCTCTACCGCTTTCATCTTCTCGCCCAGGGTCAGCGCATCGTTGTTCGCGACATCGGCTACGACTTCCTTGGTGAGGTCTTCGAACTGGACACCAACTTGCGCCTGCACCCAGTCGTCTTGCTCCTTGCATTGTCCGGCAGCGCGGCACCATCGGCATTGCTTCTTGCCAGGAATGGCGACCGGGTTGGGGAGCTGTGTTCGCGAAGCGCGCTCCGTTAGAAACTTGCTCCACCCCTCGGTCTCGGCCATCGTGTAGACCGCCTCACCAACGTACTGCTTACGCGGCTGACTGATGATGGTCCGAAGCGTGTCGAAGTCCTGCACCATGCCGAACTTACGGAGAGCGCCCAGGCCGTACATGATAAGCTGTTCGTTATCCTGTGCGTCGACTGGTTCGCCCGCGCCATACTTGAGATCGATCACGATAAGCTCGGACGGAGTCACGATCACCGTGTCGCTAGTACCGGTGGCGCCTTCTTCGCCCGTGATATGGTCGATCGGTAGGCGCTGCTCCACGAACAGCGTGCCGTTCGTCGACTTCACTAGATCTCGCACCAGGTCCGTGTACTTCTTGACCTCGTCTGCCATCTCGTCGTCGACTTCGTACTCTGTTCGTAGATCACACTGCTCCATTACATCTGGGCTGGCGTCTTCGATAAACTTCTGGAACTCCGAATCGGATTCCGGGTGTACGAATAAGCCGATGGTCAAGCCCAGATGATCGTGCGGCTCGGTTCCGTTCTCGAGACAGTGAGACGCCAGGAAGTGAGCAGCGGTACCTTCGTCCGCGTACTTGCTACCGGAGTCTGCAATGCCTTCCGAACGCTGTACCGAGGCTGGGCAACGCGACCAGCGAGACGCCCCTGACGGGCTAAGTTTCGCGTGGCCGGCCATTATTCGTTCTCGAGAGCAACGAACTTGTCATACAGCTCTTGCCACTTGTCCTGGGCAACACCTGACAACTTGCCCTTGGTAGGCTTGTAGGACTGCATGAGCGCGATCGCGGCCTGGTCCTTACCGTCAAGCGCACACAGGGCCAGGAACTTGATACGGAGAACGTCGAACGCTTCCGTGGTCTTGCCGTTAGCAAGCAAGTCTTCGATCGTGTCAGGGGCGGCCGGTGGCGGGGTGCCGACTTCGGGCTCCTCTGCCGGCTTGCCGTTGACGACGGGCTTCTCTTCCTCTGCCGGCTTGTCCTTCTTCGGCTTGTCCACTTTAGGTGGCGGTGCGGAGTTTTCGCGGTCAGGGATACTAGCCTGGGAGATGACGGCAGTGAGTTCCTTCACCGCTGCCGTCAACTCCGAGATCTTATCTTCGATACTCATGTTCATGCCTTTCTGTCTGTAGAGACGATCAGTTGATGCTTGTGGTCGTTGCGGCGAACCCGAAGGTGAACACCGTTGGGTGTCGCCGCTTGGACGCGCAGGAAAAACAGCTCCGCGCGAAGCTGGTCAGGCGTCATGTCCGTGATCCGCGAAGCGCGGCCATAGATACGGTGCCAAACGTAGGGGTGTGGGCGTGGCGCCCGCGTGATCTCGAAGCCGAAGATTCTCATGCTGTCGCGCTCCCGTGTACCCGACGTGCGGTCTCGCGGGTGCTCCAGTGAGGCGTGTACTTGCTACGGCCTTCGGTGTTCTTGTGGCGGAAGACCGGAGTTTCCTTGACACCGAGAGGTCCGTGCTCGCGGTGCGTTCCTACGTGACGCCAGTTATGGTTGAGCTCGAAGCCCTTCTTGCCATGGCCTCGCGAAACGTAGATCGGTAGCGCGGCAAGCTCGATGTTCTTCAGGCCCTGGTCGATCGGCTTCGCGAGGATAGCCTGGATCTTGTTGGCCAGGGTAATGCTACGGTAAAAAGGTTTGATCTGCATGTTTTTCTCCTAGAAAAAGAGCGCCCCGAGGGGCGCTTAAAAGTTTACCCTTTAGGGGCTAAGAGGCAGCCTTGACTTCTTCAGCCGGCTTAACCTGATACTTTTCGATGAACGCCTTTGTAGCGGCGTCCTGCGGGTTGTGCTTCGCCAGGATCTCGGCGGCGCGAGCGTTCTTGTTGTTCAGTGAGACGATGGTTTCTAATCCGTACATGGTGTTTCCTTTTCTAAAAAGTGGTTGCAGGGAAGGGACTCGAACCCCTGGCCTTCGGATTATGAACCCGCTGCTCTGCCGACTGAGCTACCCTGCGATTGTCTGTTTCCGGCTCACCAAAATTCTGGGCTTGCCACAAGGCCGGATTCAGGGAAGACGTTTCATCGGGGAGCGACCCCTCCGGTCTTCCAAGATGAAAACGTGAATCAGTATGCCACAGACACCGAGAAACTGTCAAGGTCATACTCGTGGTCGCGCACGTCACGGATCACCTTCTCGGTGTCTGGATCGTGTTTCTCGGCTGCGAGAATCTCGGCGACATCCTGGCCAACTTCCTTGGCCAACTGCTGTACTTGGTGCTGGGTCATGGTCAAACTCCTGTGTAAAAATTAACGAGACAGGAATAGGTTATAGCATCCGCTACACTATGTCAACACATTTTTGCAACAAAATCTGCAATAGCCTTCCTGGTCCACTCGACGCCGTCACTCGTGACCACGTCCTCGACCCCGATAAGGACGACCTGACCAGGATCAGCACGCCCTGTCCGGCGCCACTGTGCCTGGAGATCGATCGCTCCCGTCACAGTCGGCGCATGGCCTTCGTATTTCGAAGCCGCGATCGCCCACTGCCTAAGAGTCCAGCCCAGGATCTTCATGCTTTGTCCTCTGGCACAATCTTAAAGCCGTCCGGGACCAGCACGGGCACTTTGCCAGCGTCCGACTCGTCGCTCGGGTCGACGTGGCAGTTATTCGTAGTGCATACCTTCCACAATGGGGCGGCGTCGATCATGTGCATACTGCGTGCGTCATCGATTGCCACGCGCGCCAAATGTAGCTTGTCTTGAAACAGGTTGTCGTTACGATCATTCCATGCGGAGACCTCGGCGTCTGTCGGAGTCCACCCGCTCGGCACAGCCTGTCGCTTCTCTGGCGATGGGGCGGCTTTCATAATCTCCGTGCAAAGCAAAGTAAGCTCTTCCTCGCCGAGATACATCTGAAAGCGCCTTAGCACCTGTGCCGCTGTATTCTTCATAGATTCAGTAATTTCTGTGTTCATAATTGCCTCACTTTAAGCAACAGTCGCCACCAAAGCATCCGCCTCGTTGTGGACAAGTTGGGGCAGCCTGGCGCTCGCTCGGCGCTACGGCTTCGTGGCGCTGGCGTTGTTCATATTTAGAAATTAATGAAGAGTACTTTGTTGCCTGCAAGTAGCAATCGTAACTGTAGCTGTCAGCAGGCTCATAGTTCATGTATTCATCTGCTTGCGCCCATGATATTTGGGAATAAATCCACTCACATTGATCTTTCAATGCCGCAAGCAATTCATCTTCAATCAGTTCTTTGGTAATCATGGGTTAGTCCTTAACGTAATCTTCCGTGTAAAACCCGACCAATCCCTCGTTTAGTGTCGCGCTAGTCGGCTCTATTACAATCACAACATGCGGATTACAGTTATTATTCATCCACTCAATAACAGGCCGAGTGAGTTCTTCAAACTCTTTTCGTTGATTTTCGTTCATCTTTAATCTCTTTCGTAATCAGGTTCGTCAATAAAATACAAATTTCTTGGCGCGGGAATTCCCGCCGCATCTAACATGGAATCAAGTCCAAAAGCATTGCTTGCAACAAAAACCTTTCCATCTACCTGCGTCACTAATTCATCATCTTCTTCCCAAACAAACACTGGAAATTTCTCCCAATGTTTTAGATGAAGAGTTATTGCTTCACTCTTTTTCATCACTTACTCCTTATCGTTCGTTGCTTGCTGGTTAGCTTTCATTGCGCGGATTACTTTTTCTGCCGCAAAGTCACAGCACATAGCGAAGCACGCCACCAGCAAGGGAATGACAGCTAGCACGCGGTCTAGCAAATCTCCGAAATGCAGCATCATTAGAGCTGTCGCTATACCGCCCCAAAATACTAAAGTATTCATCCTTGGCTCCCGCTATCGGATAGAAGGGCGAGTGCTTCGTCGATTATCGTTCCGGTGTGAATGGCACAAATCCGCGCCTCGTTATTTTCAAACCGAAACTGTCGTACAATCGCAAAGCATCTTCTCTGAGTTTCGTTAACGGCTTCTTTTATGGCAGTTTCAGCGGCTTTAACCAGCGCCTCGCGTTCTTCCTTGAGCATTTCAACAGCTTGCTCATTGTCTTGCAGCATGGCCTGAGTTACGGCTAGAGAAGATTCCAGCGCCTCGCGTTCTGCTTCATGGCGGGATTGGGCGGCTTGCCAGCCTGCATAACGATTAACGTCATCCTCAAATAGATACCCTCCAAACCTGCTTTTTATTGGCGCAGGGTATCCGTCTTCAACAATAGCCTTCTCAAACGCCTCTCGGCTGTCATTGCTCATTTGCTGTCTCCCTTGAGGGCGTAGAGGGGCGTGCAATCTGTAATCAGTCTTTCTGCCGCCTCGTTATAAATCATTCCAAAGTCATCGTCGTATAAAGTAGCAATCCCTATTTGCTCAAACTTCTGCGCGATGGCGAGGTTGATGGCGTTCTGTAAAGCTATAGCGCCAGCACCAGTGTTATAGACGTCCTCGAACGCAGCTTTGTAGGCTACTTCTATCAAAGCCTCGGCTTCCTCTTTAGTGATGAATTCAGTCATGATCTAGGCCTTTCTCAAAGCCGCAACGTGTTCCTTGTGTGGGCGAACGATCGACCCTGGCTGGTGCTTCACGCTACTCAAGAACGCGATCTCTTGCGTGACTCGGTTGGCGCGCAAGCGGATCGTGCTCCAGCGGGCACGAAGCGTGCCAATGACTCGGTACTGGCCAACCCGCCCGGTGAGCGGGTTGACGAACTCGGGCTCGTACCTTGCCCATACGCGGTACAGGCTCATGGAACGATATCCGAGAGAAGCGCAGCGGCGTACCCTGGCTGTTGCTTCAAGATCTTGACGATCTCCAAAGCCACGTTCTGGTCGTACACGGTCTGACTGCGCCTGTCGTTTCGGCTGTCCCGGACATACCACCCCAACGGCCCGTCGAGGCTGGACTGCGTCCCTACCACGACATACGGGTAGGTGCCGCCTATGCTGTGCTCCTGAAGCCCGCCAGTGTTCTCTCCGTGCCCGGAATACGTGCGCGGAATCACGGCTTGCGCGATCTGCGGGGCGCAGTAGTCGTCCTCGAAAATGAAGTTTCCAGGGATCACGCGAATCGGCGTGTCAGGAAACGCTACGAAGTGGTGGGCGCCAACGAAGCGCGAGGCCTCGTGTGCCGAATCACGGATCAGCCCTACGGCGAGGACTGACAGCTTGTTTGCGTGTTGATCTCGGTTCATGGTAACTCCTTGTAATAATTAACGATGCAGGAATAGTGTATAGCAGTCGCTACACTTTGTCAAGCGTATTCAGATAAAACTGCCCGATGTAGACGTTGTCCTTGTCGACGCAACGGGCGGCCTTGCCGAACGGTCCGCGCACCAGCTTCGCGATGAACAACTCCTTGCGCGGGCAGCTCTTGACTCTTACCTTGTCTCCTGGTTTCATGATTCCTCCCCAGTCCAGTCTAGCCTGGTGTAGTCGACAGTGTCGGGATAGGCTTCACAAAACTCCGAGTGTGTTAAGTGCGGAGTTATGATAGTCTCTCCGCCTTTGGTTTTACGTGCCCAGCGCCACCGCTTCGTCTTCGGTTTTGGCGGGTCGATTTTGACCTCGTCCCAGAACAGGCAGCGAACACCACGATCGGAGATATACACCCCCTCGGCGGTGTACGTGGAGTGGAGGTCGTCATCGTGTTTTAGTTTGATTTTGTGCTCTTTTTCCGAGTTGAGGTCGGAAACTACTCCCCACCCGCTAACGACGCTCCACATCCGGTCGCCGACCTTTACTTCTCTGCCTTCAAAAATAATTGGTTTCACTTTGCGCTCCATTTCAGTAGTTCGTAAACAAACAGGCCGCCGAACACGACGACCACTATCACCAGGGCGATGAAGCCCTGGTCTTCAGGGGGTCTTGGTTTGTGGTCCTTCATCATTCATCCTTCAGGATCATGCGCGCGAACAGCTTACGGCGATCCGCGGCAAGTGATTGGTGGATCCGCTCGCGCATCTCGGCGGCGGTCTCTTGGTGGAACAGCTTCCGCATCCAGCCCATCATTCCGTCACCTCGACTTGTGTTTCCGTCCAGGGGATCGGTATCGAGTTCACCACCGGCAGGTTCATGTACTCGTTTGGCGCCTCTTCGATCGGTACGGTCACGACTTCGACAACCGACCCGGCAGGGCATGTCAACTGCAACAGATACTTCCGCTTCTGGACATAGGCCTTCGGCTTCTCGTACTCCGCCACCTGGCGGGAGAAGGTCGACAACTGCCGGATGATCTCCGAGACCGTGTCGACTACATCCTGCTTATCGCGGGCGGTGTGGACCGCGCAGGCGATCGCGTAAAGTACGGCCTCGTCGCGCGTAACGAACTCTTCGTGGACGATGCTATCGATGATCTGGGCGGCGTCGGAGCGGAGCCCGGATAGGTGTTCTTTAGTCAGTTGGAACATGATCTACCTCACTTCCAAAGCGGTTTCGATGCAGCGGCAATGAAGGCATGGCTCGCCATTCTTCTTTTGCCACTCGCGGTCAGCGCGGAACTGACGCAGGCTCGGGACCTTGCTGTCGGGCTGACCTTCCTTGAGGTGCTGCCACTCGCTTGAGTTCAGCTTCTTGGCCCATTTAGGGCGATTCGTTTTCTTTGCCATGGTATAAACTCCTTGTAATAGTTAGATTGCAGGGTAACAGTATAGCATCCGCTACACTTTGTCAACTACTTTTTGATCTCGAGCACGGACTTCGTTCTTCTCTTCGCGGACCGCGTGCTCTCGACAGGTGCTCCGGCGTTGTGGGTCTGGTCCCACAGGATACCGTCACGGCACGTGAAGATGTGCCCCGTGACGCGAACCAGATAGTGCTTCCCTGGGACCAGGTGATCCTGCAGCGCGACTGCGGTGAGGCCTTTGACGCCAGTGACGGCCTTGGTCTTCACGCCGAAGTGCTTCAGGGCCGCCAGGATTTCGAACCAGTAGAGTCTCCCCTTCCAGTTGCCGCGCTTCTTGTCGGCGAAGAAGGCCTCGATGTCGCACACCCGTCTGTCGTAGGTCGCGAGGGCGATGGCGAAAAGCCCGCAGATCGGTTTGCTGCTTGGTGCTAATATACGCATGTCTGTCTCCTTGATATTATTTAACAACCCACTCGGCCCCTCTCCTCGAAAGGGGCCTGGTGGATGGTTACTTGGAACGGTCTAGGGCGTCCTGGCCTTTGACATGGATCGCCTTCAGGTGCGTCTCGTAGTGCTCGAAAGCCTTGGTCCGCTCCGTGAAGGGGCCTACTTGAGCAGACGACCCGGTGGGGCATACATACCAAGCGCCTTCGATCAGGCAGATGTCGGCAGTGTTCCACTCAAGCAGAAGCTGAAGCGCGTTTCGGAGATCGGCGATCTGTTTCTGTTCCTCGGTCAGAGGAGCCGCCAGACTGTTGTCGTTGTAGGCCAGGTTGTGGCGGCGGATGTCGACGATGCAGTCATCGTAGTAGGAGCCGCGGATCACTTCCTGGATGTGTTCGTAGGTGCCAGCGGCTAGAACGACGTCCTTGCTGTCGCCTCGAACACCCAAGAGGACATATGGCTTGTATTGGTAGATCGGTGCGTCCGGGATGGTTGCGCCATTCTTGAGCTGAAGTGCGGTTACCGTGTTTTGCATGATTAACTCCTTGTATTTGTTGCAGTCTTTAGTGACTGTGAAACCATTGTATAGCAGGTGCTACACATCTGTCAACCCCTTTTTTGAAAATATTTTTATTCGCCTTGCTACACTGTTGTAGCCGATGCTATACTATTCAGGTCAATCAAAGGAGTAACACATGCAGAACCAGCTCAAGGCCTGGATGGACAAGGCATCCCCCAAACAGAAGAAAAGACTCGCAGAACTCGCATCCACTTCCCTTGGCGCGCTTCGCCAGGCGGCGGGCGCGTGGCGTACGGAAGGGCTCGTAAACGTGACCCCCGCTGTCGCGAAGCGCCTCGAGATCGCGATCCTGCAGGTCAACCAGGAGAACCCTGACGCGGCTCTCCCTGTCGTACACCGGGAGCATCTTTGCGTGGCCTGTGGCCAGTGCGAGCTTGCGCTCAAGTGTCGCGAGGCAAGTCAACCAGTAAACTCTGACAAGTAAGGGGCTTTTATGTCCGAACAGCACTACGGTGCCGCTCTATCCGAGTGGCACCATTTCGCTTTCATGCTTGGCCTGTCACAGGACTTGCTTCCAGTGGTGTCTGACCCGAATATCCCGATCTCTTCGACATCGAAGATGAAGGCCCTTGGGAAGACGCCATCACTTATCAAGGGCGACGGTACCGCAATCGGTTTCGCGGACTGGACAGCTCACGTCACAACCCCACAGGAGATCAAGAGATGGTCAAGAGATTCCAGGCTAGGTATCTGCCTTCAGACACGGCTCGTCCGCGCAATCGACATCGATATCGACACGGACCAGGCACAGGAAGTCCGAGACGCGATCGCGTCTCTCGTGGGGTATCTCCCACGTCGGTATCGGGCCAATTCAAACAAGTGCTTACTTGTCTTCGAATTGCCAGGGGACTACCAGAAGCGCATTATCCGGACAACGGATGGGATAGTCGAATTACTATGCTCCGGGCAGCAGTTCATAGCTATGGGTACTCATGGCTCCGGAGTGAAATACGAATGGGAAGGCGGGTTGCCGGAAGAGATACCCACCCTCTCCCCCGAGCAACTGGAGTCTCTCTGGAAGTTATTGGAGCAGAAGTTTTCCGCGAGCGATGCGCCTACGTCGACGGAAGCGCGCTCTACCACTGACAGACGTGTCGTGCTTGCCGAGGCCGCGCAGCAAGATCCCGTGGCACAGCACCTGGTAGATAACGGCTGGGTGCTATCGACCGAGCGCGACGGCCGGCTCCACATCCGTTGCCCGTTCGAGGCCGAGCACACCTCTGACTCCGCCGAGTCGGCCACCAGCTACTTCCCGGCCAACACCGGCGGGTACGCCCTCGGCCACTTCCGCTGCTTGCACGCGCACTGCGAACACCGCACGGACTACGAGTTCCAGAAGGGCGTAGGCTACTCCTCTCTCGACTTCGACGATATCACTGACGAGCCTGAAGTCGTACCAGAGGTCTCCACCCGCTTCACGCCTATCCACTGTTCGGAGTTCGCTGATCTCCCTACACCTACGTGGATCGTGAAGGACGTCATACCTGAAGCTGACCTTGGCGTCATGTACGGCGATTCAGGTTCAGGCAAGTCATTCATGGCTCTCGATATCGGCATGGCTATCGCTCTCGGCAAGCCGTGGCGTAACAACAAGGTCAAGCAAGGCCCTGTCGCCTACATCGCTGCAGAAGGCGCTGGCGGCTTCCGTAAGCGGCTCCACGCCTACCAGCATCAGCACCAGATCGATCTCAAGACCTTGCCTATCTACGTCATCGCTGGCGTGCCAAACTTCCTGTCCAGGCAGGACGCTATCGATGTCGTCTCTGGTCTCTCGACCATGCCGTCACCCCCAGCTCTCGTCATCATCGATACGTGGGCACAGACTACCGCTGGTGGGAACGAGAACAGCGGCGAGGACATGGGTAAGGCCCTCAAGAACGCGCTCGAGATCAAGCGTAAGCTCGGCGCCATGGTATTACTTATCCATCACTCCGGTAAGAACGTCACAGCCGGTGCTCGTGGATGGTCTGGGCTTCGTGCTGCAGCAGACGTGGAGCTCGAGGTGTTGAGGAGTGACGAGGATCGTGTCATGACAGTCACGAAGCAGAAGGACGGCGAAGAGGGCCAGGAGTTCGGCTTTAAGCTCATGGTCGTGCCGATAGGGCAGGACGCCGATGGTGACGTCATAACGTCCTGTGTGGTAGAGGAGCACGCGGTGTCGCATCGTGAACAGCGGGCTGTGGTTAAGCTCGGGGGAAATGAGCGGGTCGTGCTTCAGGCTGCAAGGGACAGCATATCACTCGACGGTGCTATGCCTGACCTCAATACGGTGATCGAAACGGCGGTCAAAAACATGGTCCATGACCCAGCCCGCACGAAGCACGATAAGCGTCGTCAAAACGCGACAAGAGCCCTCGATAACCTCGTCGAGAAGGGTATTTTGGCCCAAAAAGACGGCTTAATTTACCTGATTTCTGATACGGATCAAGAGGATACAGAAGACTCTTGAGATGTTAGTGTAGAATTGACTCATTTGCAAAAAATTGCAAATGAGTCAAATGAGTCAAAAGGCAACTCGTAATTTTTTGCAAGTTGCCTTTTCTTTTTGTGGATCAGCAGTTTAGCGTATCGAGTTAAAGTAAACAGTAAGGAGTGACTCACGACTCATTTGACTCAAATGAGTCAATTTGAGTCGCGTATCCATCCAGAAGGGTGCCTCAGGACGGTGTTGTTTATAAATATATATATAATATATATTTATTAAACACCTCGTGAGTCACTGGTGGATATGAGTCGAAATGAGTCAAGACTGTCAATATCTCGACACTCGTTCGGATCAGGATATAGCGGCGTCGCACTCGGGTGTTGATAAACGCGAATCGTTGCTGTACTGTTGGGC